GAATGCCAAAGAACTTTGAAGATTGTGTTCGTACACTTCGTCTTGATAATTGTGAAATGTGTTCATTTAAATCAAAGCGTGGCGCCAATTGGAAAACTTGCATGTTAAGAGTAAGAATGTTTCGCGCAGAAGGCGGAGCATATTCAGGAACATAAATGAGGTGAAAAAATATGGTAAAATGCGATGTAAAAGGATGCGGTAAGCCAATGGCTGTGATGCATCCAACTAATGAAAGAACAGATGGTGGACTATTTGAGAACGTAACGACTAAGCGTGCATATTATATATGCACAGCATGTATCGAAACACTCGGTCTGAAAGAAGAAAAAATAAAAAAAACATAAGGAGTAATATGTTATTTGATACCTGGCTTCAAAAATCAAAAGGAATAGACGTAAAAACATTTCAGCTCAGACAGTCAATTGTGCAGCAACAAATGATTGATGAATACAATGAAATGAGTAAAGAATTGGCAAACAAATTGCGCCAATCAAAATAACCATGGTAACGATGAATCATGAGATTTAATATCTATGATTACATCTTTTTTTAATAAAAGGAATACAAAATGAATCTCATTATAACACTCGGTTGCAATAAAGTAACTAATGGACATATAGATACAAAAGTAGGAATTTTTGGAGTATTAGATGAACGATTCCGAAAAATATTACTTGGAAAAACAATTCCAGCAAGAGAAAATACCGATTGTGCGCATAGACGGAGCGCACAATGTAATGTTGACTGTCTAAGAGCAAGAACAGGATATCAATCAGATTGGAAAGTATCTTGGCAACAAAAAGGCAGGAGAATGTAATGAAACTATTTAAAAAAACAAGAACAATTGAAATTGAAGTAGATACAGGTAAATCTGTAATCATAAAAATAGATGTTCAAAGAGAAGAAGACGGTCGGCTCATAATTTTTACAAAAATTGGAAAAGAACCGTCAATCAGTAGAGCAACCAGTATATACAATCCAAATGTTGTTCAAGATATGAAATGACCATAATCTTTATATTTTAAAAGAAGAATTAGATAACTATGGCAAGAATTATAAAACATATCGAAAACAAAGAAGACCAAAGACGGAATGGTGAATTTGTTATCGGTATTTCTGGATTTTCTTCTTCACATAAAATAAAAGATGTTGCAGGTGCTGATATAAAACGAGTTGCCTTCCATCCAGGAGAAGAAGCTGAAGCACTTCAATTATTTGTAGAAGCAAATGATGACTTGTGGATGCAACGGACATTACTAAATAAAAATGGATTTTATCCACAAAAATTGTATAAATCGTTTATCATATACCTAAAGACCGGTGTTATGCCAGACGACGTTCCAATAATTGATGGAATAAAGCTTCACCGAACCAGAACAACAAATTTCCAAGGAAAGAAAACATTTGACGAATACTTGAGAACCAGAATTGACCCAGAATTGTTAGCAGATGAACAGTCAATTTTTCATAGTGGTACACTTATACGGTCGTTATTATACAACTAATACGGATAATGGCGCAATCTAAAAATGAAACACAATCATCATGTCACATATGAGCCGCCAGTTGTTAAAAAACTAAATGGTGGAGAACATATACAAAAACATCATGAACAAGCAAGAAATCTTGCAAAAGAAATGGGTTTTAGTTTTAGAGAAGCGCAAAAAAGATTAAAATTGGAACGAAACGGAAGCAATGTAACTATAAAAAGAATTTTTGATTTTTAATGAGGACAAAAATATGAGATGTAAAAGATGCGGAAAGGCTGTTGGAAAATCCGACGGAAAAGAAGAACATTTGTGCAGCACTTGTTATGTGCAGGTAAAAGGAAAGGAAAAACATGGCAGTGAAAATTTATAAAGGAAAATGTTATGTTGTGGCGTATGACCATTATACTAGAAAAACTTCTGATATTGATTGCAAGCACAATGGTAATACAAACCTTTGCCAGGGATGTGTAATTACCACAGGTATGCCTTCTAATAGAGGAGCAATAAGACCAAATTTGTTTGAAGGCAAACCTCCATTGCCACGAAATAAAGAAGAGGACGATAAAGAGAAGAGGTGGAAACGTGTCAGTTGAAACAAGAACATACAAATTATTTTGGAGCGTAATATGAGCGTGGAAACTCGTCGCGGCTGCGGATTCAGAAAAGTAGGCGGATTGTATCTTGTTGGCGGCGGAACAGGAATTCCTTGTACTGCTATTCCAATGGTTGTAGAAGCGTGCCCAGTATGTGACTGCGGTATCAAATACTCCAGAGGATGGAAATGGATTGTACCAAAACCAATGTTCGAAAAACAGTTAGAGATAATTGACTGTTTGTTAAGTTGCCCAACAACAACCAATTGTCCATTTAAATCAGAAAACAGAGAAGGGCTCCTCTGGGTTGGACAGAGATTTTATACTCCAGAAAAATTTATTCAGGAAGCAAATTCACTTGGAATCTCTAAAAGAATTGCCACAGTTCCAAACGGATTTGAAGTTGGTAAAACCTGGGTATTGCTTGCACATAAGGAAGCAGGCAGAGATACATTTGGAAAAAAGAAACCAGCTGTCTTCTACGTTTTCAGACCAACTGCAATTGAAAAAATTGTAACACAAACTGACTTCGATAATAATCTGGATGGAATGAATAAACTGCGCAAACGTGGAATTACTCCTATTGCAGTGCCAGACGAAGATGCTGACCACCGCGGAACGGTATATGACGATGCACCAGCAATTTCGGTGCCAAAACAGACGAGTCTTTTTGATTAAAGAGGCTCTATACATTTTATGTCTGACAAAAGATGGATTCCCGAAACGTATAAATGTTCGTTTAAAAATATTGTTGGATTTTGCACTCAACCAGGTTGGCTATATCCGCTCAAATTTATTGAGGCGCCGCCAGGCAAAGTGTTAGAAGTCGGATGCGGCTCAGGAAAATGGAGCGCATTGTTTGCATTAATTGGGTTTCAGGTAACTTGCACTGATACTGACCCAATGATGTTACAACAGGTAAGAACAAACTTTCCAAACATTAAAATGCGTTATAAAGTCGCAACATTACCATATATTAGTGACCAGTTTGCTGAACAATTTGATGTGGTTTTCAACGAAGGAACTATTGAGCATTTTCTTAATAATACCGCCCGTCTACGTGCAATAGAAGATATGATAAAATGCTTGAGACCAGGCGGAGTTTTCTTTCTTATAGTTCCATATTATCCACACTCAAATCCGCCAGAAGATGAATTTAAATATACACCTGACATTTTAAAAGCAGAAGTAGCAGTGTTTATAACCTCAAGACCTCCCGATACATGGGTGCTCAAAGAAGTAGATGGTGATAGACACTTTTTAGGAGTAATAATAAAAAAGTGATAAAATGGTACTAAGACTTTTATTTTTTATTCTTGGTATTGTTGGACATGAATTTTATCATGTGTACCAATTGAATAAACTTGGTATTCATAATTTCTGGATTCAATGGTTTCCAATTCCAACGGTACATTTTTATTATCAAGAAAAACTTAAACCAATTGTAACTTCATGGCAAATGGAAATAATTCCGTCAATCATAACTATAATATGTTGGGCAATAGTCCTTTACATAGAGATAACAAATTAACCTGTGGCCGCCCAGTTATGGGCAAAAAAGATTGAAGGTCTGGAGGACAGTTTTGCCACAGGTACTACTATGTTGGTTTGGTAGATAATAAACATTGTGGAAAAAATAATTATGGCAGATAACATTGAAGATGACTCACTAGTGAAAGAATTGATTGCAATTCATAATAGAATAGATAAACGAGAAGTTGCAACACCAGTAACTGGTGGGCTGTTTGAATAAGGAGGATTGTATGGCAAAACTTGATAAAATACTTGTGGTGGATGTTGAAGCCACATGCTGGGATAAAAAAGAACAAGAAGGTAAAACCAATGAAATCATTGAAATTGGAATATGCGAATTAGATAAATTACCAACTGGTGAATACTTTATCAATCACCATGAAGGATTTTTAGTTACTCCACAACATTCAACGGTATCTGATTACTGTCAGAAACTAACTGGAATATCTCAACAAATGCTTGATGAATCGAGTATCACATTTGAAAATGCTTGTAGAATTCTTCACAACAAATATAATTCGAACCAATATATGTGGGCGTCATACGGCGATTATGATTGCTATATGTTCGCACAACAATGTAAGAGGGAGCATGTTGATTATCCATTCAGCAGAACACATATGAACGTAAAAAATTTATTTGCGTTACTGCATCAATTTCCACGTGAAGTTGGAATGGTAGAGGCGCTTCGTTATATGGAAATTCCATTAGAAGGAACACATCATAGAGGCGGAGATGATGCATTTAATATAGCAAAACTATTTGCGCAGTTATTAAACGATGCGCGAGGAGTAAAATAATGAGAATAAAAGCAACTATCGGACAAGAAAACGACGCATTTATCTGGGATGAAGATTTTACTGTTTCATCTGACAAAACTGCGAGAACAGAAATTCAAAAAGTAATTGACAATTTCAACGCATCACTTCGTCCTGGAGAAAGAAAAAGACACATTGTTGGACTTCAAGTGTTTGAAATAAAAACGCTCAACGATTATCTCAAAGAGGCGCAGCGATTTGTTTCAAGAGTTACTAGAGAATCAAACAATGGGTATGGTTCACCGTGGGCAAAACAAAACGCTGGCAAGTGTTATGAAAGAATGAATCGTATTGAAACCAAAGGCGGGCTTACCAGATTTAAGAGAATAGTGCGGGATTCTTGTTTTTCAGAAGAGTTCCAACACTTACAAGACTGGAAGGGATTTTGAGTAAAAAGATGCCAGAGCATCATAGGCTCTTTAAACAACTGAAAGCAGGCCTTTTCAAATGGAAAGACCTGGACGAAAGACAGAAACAATTAATACAGATACATTATCCGTTTTTATTTATAGAGGAAATATAATGACAGAATTTGCAGATAGAGACGACCCAAGTGTTAGAATAGGACAATATAGTACCGTAATACCAAATTTTATTACCACAAGAATAAATATAACCTCACGACTCAAAGACCATCAAGTGACTCGACGTAGTGTGCATAATTGTTATATAGAATATTGCAAACTATGTAATGTCAAACCACTAGCAATAAAAGTTTTTGGCAAAGTATTTAGCAACATAATCGAACGTGATTATAAGTTTAGTATTCCGCCAAGAGTAAACTTTGAATCGATAGATGATAATGAAGAAGCCATGCGTTGCTGGTACGGCATAAAATTTAAACACGCGCTTGAAACAGAAGAACTCAACGAGATACACAAAGGATTATTTGCCTAATCCTTTAAGTTTAAATACTGTAAAATACATTTAAACATAATAACGGAGGACATTTCAAATGGAAATTCCACAAAATAGAAAAGATTTTATAACACAAGTTGCTTCAGTAAATGGTATCCCGTTAGAGGATATGCTGAAGTGGTATCAAAAGAAAATTGACGACACTACGCTCATTGCGCAATTCGCTACTCCAGATGCATTGCTAGATTATGCTGACCAAATCCTGTCAACATATATTCAAGATTATCATGGTTCTAAATTAACAGACTGTGAAATTTTTGTTATGGCATCACAATCACCACATTATACAAAAGCTGGAGCAATGGTTAATATGCATACAGGCCTTGCTATAAAAGTCGGTGATACAAAAACAAAATGGATTACCATAACAAATATGGAAGACGGAGAACAGGTCAAAAAACTAAAGCCGCTCATCACAGGAGTTATGGGAGTCAACATTGCTGAAGAAACTGACACAACAATAACTGCATTCTCAAGACCAAACGGCGAATTTATTGAGCAAACAATTCCTTGGATAAAACCTGACATGGAAAGTAAGCGTGTGCTTATTCGAAAATTGCTTAAACATATTGAAATTAAGGATGCCCAACAGAACATAACTCCAAAAGATGCAAAAGGATACAATGTTCCTTTCCATATGGTATTAATCAGAGCGGTTCTTGCTAGAGTTTCGGTTAATCTACAGGATGACGGACACGGCGGGCAGCGAGAATCTTGCCCAATAAAATTAACTGATAAATCAACCATGCTTATGCCAGGAGATTTCTTTAAAGATTCTGAAATAATTGACCCAAAAGACCCAACTGGGCAGAAGAAGAAAAAAGTATATGGCGGGTTTGGTGGTTTTGCTGAAGCAGACGACGTGAGAGACTTGGGCAAGGGCTCTGAAGTTGAAGTTATCTGCCAAATTGACGACGCTCATAATATCAAACCACTTGCAGTATTGCCAATAACTGTTATTGCTTCTAAAAAAGCAACTGACAGATTACAAAAGTCAACTCCCCCGCAAGCGCCGTTAGTGAATGCCCCAAACGCAGCATCGGTGTAAAATATGGTAGGAATTTTACCAATCGAGGCACCAAGACCAAGTGAAGACGTGGTTCCAACCACGTTCGACACAAGTCCTGACACTACAAAAGGAAAAACCATCACTACCATATATGGCAATAAAGGTGGTGGAAAAACTACCGTTGGTTTTCTTTTAACACAAGGATTTCTTGGATTACCGGGCGGAAAGACAGCGGCTATCTCTTTTGATGATAAAACAAAAATAACCAAAGAGCAGCTGTTTCCAAAAGAGGATATCACCGTTTATGATGGGAAGAGGTACTTTAATGAAGACCCTAAACAGATAACCAAATCGGGCTATATTTCATACAAATATCTTATAGCAATACTTGATAGTATTGACTATGAGCCAGACTGGATAATGTTTGATGGGCTAACTATCCTGTCGTTAATGCTGGAACAAGCGATGAGATTCCAAAATAATCTCCGTCCTACACAGGGTGTTGCAAATTTTAATGTCTGGAAAGACAGAAAGTTTATGTTGCAAGCACTTCATAATCTAGCAGTAAGAAAAGCAAAGTACGGCGTTATCTATACAACATATTCAGAAAAGAATAAAATCATCACTGACGGTAATATGGTTACTGAAGAAGATGTTCCAATATATATTGACATCATCATGCAGGAAACAGACATTGTTATGCATTCCTCAAAATTAAAAGGCAAAAACGGCAATATGTTTTATTACACAGTGGATTCAACAAAATACAGGAATTATACTGGCTATGATGGGCAGCCGTTACTGCGCGCAAATGAAGTCCTTAAGGAAGGTAGACTCATTGATATAACTGGAATGCCGGACACTCCTGAAGTTAAACCAATCTATGCACCTGCACTAATTACAGAAAAACCTGCAATAATCGGAACTGCCACTGACGTACAAAACGCAGTTGAAATAGTAGCATCTTCTGCAGTTGAACAAATTGCTGTGGATTTAGCTCCGATTTCACCACAAGAAGAACCAAGATATGGTCACGGTGTAGAAGAACCTAAAACAATAACTCTAGCATCACCAGTGGTTGAAGTAGTTCCTACTCCGGTAGTACCAGTAACAAAACCTGAGGAAAAGAAAACCGTAACTGAAGCCCCAATGTTTGAAGTACCTGACTTATTTAATCTATGAGGAAACATGGAAGAAAAAAATATTGACGAACAATTATCGTTACTTATGTCTCAGCTGAGAACGGTCTCAACTGAGATGAATTTTTTAATACGACCATATAATACGATTATAGACGAAAATCTTAAAAAGGTTGAAGAACTTTCAACACCATACGTGCATACCGCAGAAGAACTTCGAACACAGATTAAAAAACTTGCACTTATTCGTGCTGAGTCATATAAATGTGTTGCTGGTGCAATAACATATACAAAAGGCAGCACCCGTCGAAGTTGGGATTTAGACGAGATGGACAAATTATGCAAAATAGATGAGAAACTTAAAAAACAAATCTGGAATCTTAGAACAGAAACGCTAGTAGACCCTACAGTAAGAATAAAAATTATCGACAAACCTATAGCAGTAGATGCAACAAATGTGTAAACATGGATGCACGCGAGGTATTATTCAGAAGCTTTCCCAGAACAGTAGGCAATCCTGGGCAGTATTTAATTTATAATGCTGCCCAATTTAATTGGTTTGCATCTGTCAATTCTGGTAATAACGACCAATGTTATTCAAGCGTGTGTTCTTTTTATAATGGTGCTCCAGTTACTGAAAATTTATTTTTAGAAAATGATTGCACTGATTTGGACGCTGGATTAATTCCAGTAAGAAAAGTTATCCTTTGGTACGAAGCACATAAAATTCCATGGATATGTTTATTCAGTGCAAATAGAAGTTATCATCTTCATGGACTATTTGAACCAGAACTTCTTACTACAAAAACTATCAGACATTTTGTTGATATGATATTGGAACAAACAGAAACCACTGGGTTGTTTGATACACACGTCATTGGTGATGCAAGACGATTGTGTAGAATTCCAAATACACAACGTGATAACGGATTGTGGTGCATTCCGCTGTCACGAGAAACTATTTTTAATCACAATGCAGCTTTTATAAAAAAACTTGCAGTGACCCCACAGTTTCTTTCTTATATGGATGTTAAACGTCCAAAAATATCAGACTTTATTGAGGTCAAAAAAGAGACAATAACAGTTCAACGTGAAATCACTATTGCAGGCTGTAAAGAAGTTTTTATGCTAAGGGATGTTTTAAGACCTTGTATCTTTAAAAAGATTTGCGAACCTAATCCCAGAGAAAATATTCGACTCACTGCAACAATAGAAGCAATGAATCATGGAATAACTGTTTCACAATTAATCAGTGCTTATGAAAAACTTGGATGGGTAGACTGGGATAGAGATTACACAAGATATAAAATTGAAATTTTAGAACATAAACGAAATGTTGAAAAAGATTACTTAATACCGTTTACAAAAAAGCAAATTGGTTGCACAAAGAAAACCACTTGCTTAAAATGTATTTTAAAAGGCGACGAATGGAACGAATTAAAATAGAGGACAACTATGTGTGAAAAAGAAATATATTACCCAGATGGAAAAATACCAATTGTTGGTGAAAGATTGATTCATGTACATAACAGAGAAAATAATGTTTGGGCGTGGATGTGTACAATGTGTGGTAAAATAATGGCACCACATAAAATGAATACGCCACATGGTGAAGATGGCTCCTGGCGAGTATTGCAATCCAAAGGTGCAGCATCAAGACATCTTGGAAGTCACGACCTAAGATATGTTAATCATGGACGACCTATTGATGAGATAACCAGACAGGGCAAAACTTTATGTAAGAAGTGCGGCAATATAGCAAGTAACAAGAAGGTCGGAGAATTATTTTCATATTCTCTCGATAAAGAAGAAAAATATTATTGTTTCGATTGTGGTTGGCTTAAAAAGTCAGATACCACAAAAATAATTATAAGAAAACTATAAAGGTGAATCAAATGAGAAGAATAATGATTTCAGACGATTTGTACAGGGTATTGCAGAGCATTCATCCTGACCCAACAATGGCGGTAGGAATATTGAACCAGTCAGCAACAATGTCTGGCGCACTCTATGTTGTTAAAACAGGGATTTCTCCTGAACTGATAAAATTCATAGAAACTATTCCAACAGATGCCCAGGACAAATATGTGGAAATTGCCGGAACAACTATTGCTGAACTCTGCAAGTCAGAGAAAACTGAAATAGTCCACGTATGAAGAAATTAACAAAATACATCGCAAAACTTTTACATGTGTATATCACATGTCATCCAAAAGAAAAAGATGTTTAGCTTCATCAGTGGCGTCATATGAACAGATACGGATAGTCATATGAAAATAAGCGTAAGTGATAACGAAGTACATCAAAATCCGCAAATAGTTGACGGCTTAAAAATGCTTGGCCACGAAATCGTGGTCGAGCATCGTGAAGTTGGAGATTACCTTTGCGGAAGAACTTTGATTGAATATAAACGACTTGGTAATTGGGTTGGTGATGTTGATAATGACCACATATTTCAGCAAGCACAAGACATGCGCTATTCTATGTCATTAGACCCAAATCTTAAATGCTATATTTTTGTATCTGGAAACCTTGACGGAATGTTTAATTTAACCAAATTAGAAATAAAAGATGGCATAAAGAAAATAGTACCAATAAAAGTACGACCAGAAGGGCAAATTGCCGCTGCAGCATCATTATCTTCTGAACATTATGGCATACCAGTACATTTTTTAAGCAATGACTGGTTTGTAATTCGAAAAATGCACTATCTGTTTCTTAAAGATAATGATGGAAAAATTACCGAAGTAAATCCAGTTAGAACGCCAATCAAATATGAAGACCAAGTGCTAACAAATTATGCGTCAATTGATGGTGTGGGCGAAGTAAATGCAAAAAAACTTCGCGCAGCATTTTCAAAACCAAAAGATTTGTATAATGCAACTGAATTACAATTGAAACAAATACCTGGATTTGGAGAAAAAACTATAAGTAAACTTTTAAATTTCTTCAATGGCATAGAAGATAAAAAAACTTAAATACTGATAAAACAGTTTATAATATGAGGACAGAATGGTAACTTATGAACTTCTCCCTAAATGGGCAATTGACAATATGCTTGAATATATTGAGAATGCAAAAACTGCTATAGCGTTTGGTCATGCTAATAATCCTGAGCTATCATTAAGAGCAACTGAAGAACTTGACAAAGCAATTAAAGAAATTAAAATAAATCGAACAGAGTGCAATGTTCGGCCAGTTGGAGTATAAGTATGGATTTATGGGTGGACGAATTTGCACCAACAAAACTTATTGACTTAATTGGTCAAAAAGAACTGGTGTTTTATTTTCAACAGTGCATTAAGCTAGGATTAGTTCCAAATTTAACTCTTGCCGGCGCACCAGGAACTGGAAAAACTACTATCATCAAATGCTTTTTGAACGACCTTGGATATTTTGATATGCCAGGGCAATATGAAATCTTAAATGCATCTGACGAACGTGGAATAAACATGGTTCGTGAAAAATTAAAGAATGCTGCTAAAAAGCCGACCTTGTTTGGACTGCCGAGACTCATTGTGCTTGATGAAGGAGATTCAATAACAGGAGATGCTCAAGCAGCTATGAGGGCAGTCATTGAAGATTATTCGTCTACAACCAGATTCATTATAATCTGCAACTATCCAAATGAGTTACTTGACCCAATTATATCAAGATGCCCAATGAAAACTGCTTATCCATTAAGCAAAACTGATATTGAAGCAGCTTGCAAAAGATTACAGCAATCAAAGAATTTTTCTATAACCACAGAAGCATTTGATATTCTATATACGAAGTGCCGAGGAGATTTAAGAAAGTTTATCGGAATGGTTCAAGATGCTTGTTTAATGTCAAACTTTGCTATCACAAAAGAAACGGTTGCATTACATGATGTTGAACCCGAATTAGCAAAAACTATTTTGAAAACAGCACTAACAAATTTTGAGCAGGCAAGAGATGTTCTAATTACTACGGTTGCTCAAAATAAAGACATTAAATCATTGCTGGAGCAAATGTTTGATGCTGCTGAAAAAATTGATTATGCTGTCAATATTACTCCAGAGGAAAACGAAATAATAGCAAGAAAAATTCAAGACAGAATTGCTGAAATAGATTACAGATTAACACAGGGCACGAATGTTTTAATTCAACTGGTTTCAATCTTAGCATATATCCGGTGGATAAGATATATGCCATTGACCTGTCCAAAAGCGAGGTAAAATGTCAAAAGTAAAATGCACATTATGTGGAGATATAATCGAAAGCAAATATCGTCACGATTATGTAGAATGCTCATGTGGATACACATTTGTAGATGGCGGCAATGATTATATTAGAACCACGCCACATGGAGAAGTGATAGTATGAACTTTTGTCAATTTTATAATCGTAGTATGAAAAAATTACAAGGAACATGGTACCCAGCAGATTCTATAAATGTTCTATTAGGAATTTTGATATTAACTGGTGCCATATTAGAATATGTAATCGTTTGGCCAATTTGTTATATAATAAGTAAATTGCCCGAACTTCCAAAAATAAAAATACCTTATGCAGAACTTACAGGAGCAATATTTGTTATTACAGCAGCATGGCTAGTTGCGATGATAAGTCTAGACTTTTTTATACAACCAATGTCAACTTCTTGGGTTGAACTTGTACTAGGAATTTTCTTGTTGAACATGATATATATTGGAGAAGTTTTATGCTTGACCATATGTCATAAAAATTATGACCTATCTATGAAATTTTTTATTGCCGGATTTACGCCATACATCATAATAGGAAAGTTCTTTAATCAGCTCTATAATAAAACATCATCTTCATGTCCACTTAAAAAGGAGTAATCATGGAAAGAAAATTAGCAACAATTCAAATAATAAGTGAACTGCGTCCAATAGAAGGTGCAGACAAAATAGAGGTAGCAAAAGTAATGGGCTGGCAGGTAGTCGTTAAAAAAGGCGAATTTACCATCGGAGACCTATGTATTTTCTGCGAAATTGATAGTGTAATGCCCGAAAAACCCGAATTTGAATTCCTTAGAGAAAAGAAATTTAGAGTGAAATCTATCAGATTGCGTAAACAAATTTCGCAAGGACTGGTACTTCCGATGCATTTACTTGGATTAAAAGAATCTATCGGGATGACACGTGACCATTATTTTGGTAAATCCAATCTTATCGGGCTCAATGTAACAAAAATGCTTGGCATCATAAAATATGAATTGCCTACATCACCAGGTAGTGGAGGAATAGCACTTGGAGACTTTCCTTCTTTTCTCATTCCAAAAACAGATGAGATAAGAGTACAGAGTGCACTGGGTGTCATTGAGGAAATGCGTGGTAAAGACGTTTATATTGCAGAAAAAGAGGACGGAACGAGTTTCACGGCGTATCATTGGAGATTTAAAAATCCTGACGAAGAAGAAAAATACCATTATGGGGTCTGTTCAAGAAATCGTGAACTGAAAGACGAAGGGTCTGATGTTTATTGGAAGATTTCACACAAATATAACCTTGAAAATAAACTCAAAGAATATTATGAGAAATACAAGGTTAATCTTGCAGTCCAGGGAGAAATCTGTGGAGGTATCATTCAGAGCAATCCACTTGGATTAAAACAAGACCAACTCTTCTTTTTCAATATTTATAATTTGGACACGCACAACTATATGGATTTTGCTCAATTCTTGTTTACAGCACAAGAACTTGATTTGCCAATTGTTCGAATATTAGGTGAATGTAAATTTAACTTTACTCTTGAGGAACTACTTGATATAGCAAAGGGTAAATATCCTGGAACTAATAATAACAGAGAAGGAATTGTGATACGCCCAGTGAATGAAACATATTCAGAAACTTTAGCGGGCAGAATGAGCTTTAAAGTAATCAATAACGATTATTTATTAAAGGACGAAAAATGATGGAGGAACTATATTATATGGATAATTCAATTGCACCTAGTGGTGTGAAAACATTTTTTAAACAGCATGAAGCGCAAAAAGCAGCAGTAGATGAACTTATTGCAGCTCATAAAAAAGAATTTAAAATTATTCTTGAAAGATGTATGAAAACGGATGAGTGAATTTAATGAAATTTCAAAGTCCAAGTTCAGTTGGATTGTTTCACGATTGTCCAAACGCTTATCGGTTGCATTATATTGACCGATATGAATCTTTATCAATGGATGATACCGCCTTAAGAATGGGAAGAAGTGTTCACTCAATCTGTGAAAACTTTTATAAGGATTTAGACCTTAACAGTCTAGAACCTGAAAGGCATTTTGTTGAACATCTTAAAAATGTAGCTTTTGCATATTGGGATAGAAGTATTGATGCTAAAAAGCGTGAAGCAATGGATGTTGCATTGAGAGGTTGGGTGCATGTTGAATTAACAAGATTCATAAAGTATAGAACTATGAACATACTTGATAGATTCAAACCAATTGCTGTTGAAGAAGATTTAAGGTCTCCGTTGTTAGGCCTTCACTGCATAGTAGATAAACGTGGTATTGGAGCAGATGGCAGTAAATATGCTTGGGATTACAAAACAAATTCTTATTTGCCATCTAAGAAGGCATTTGAAGGCGATATGAAAGCTTTAAAACTGAACTTTAAAGTTCAGGCAGCCATAAACGCATTAATATTAAAACAAGTTGGAACACCAATCGACAAGTTTTATTTCCAATTTGTAAGATTCCCTGATAAACTACTTGAAATTCCGTTGACTCCTGCCTTATTTAAAGAGGCACAAGCTGCAATTGATGCGGTACTAACTGCAACTGAATACCCAAAAAATAAAAAACATTGTCACTTGTGTAATTATAAGGTGTATTGTGAAGCAGAGTCGCAGTCAATCTATTGCTGCAGCCCGTAGACTTTATAAATATAAAAGCAGTTAAGTAACTAGAGGACAAAATGAAAATAAACGGATTAATTATAGAATCATTTGTTGACTATCCAAATAGTTTTCTTGCAGATTTTGCCACAGATATAGAAATCCGAAGAGAATTAAATGAATTGGATACACCATCACTTAAAAGATTAAGTGGATTGTTTGCACTTGATAGTCATGCGTTACGTTTTGCAAAAGTTGTTGGAATACATCCAGTAACCGGGCTTCCGTGGGATTTAACACCTAACGGAATAGACTGTGAACGCTATGACCAGTTAAAGGAACGAAATACAACCATTATATTAAAAATAAAAGAAATTCTTGAACAGAGGACAGAAACATGAAATCAATAACTACAATACTCACCCTTAGTGAGATGTTAAGAAAAATCGCCTGCGGCGGGCTGGTAAACAGTGCCGTCATCACAATTAGTGACGGAAAAATGCATGCGGAGGGATTAGGAATAGAGACTAGCGAAAGTAAAGGCGCAGACGGAACATTAATCTGGGCAGTAACCTATCCACTAGTATCTGTTGAAGAGCCAGGAGAAATTACTGTCGCGGACATAAAAGACCTACTTTCAAAGTTGGGAGCGTTTGAAAAAGATGACCAGGTAGCCATGTTCACAGATGGCATAACCAAACTGATAATAAACAGAGAATCTCCAAAGCGGGTTTTAACTTATGATATGGTTGACAAGAAGTATATCAAAACCCAGCATGTTGGGACAAAGGTACAGCTCGGCAATCCAATCCTATTAACAAGAGCTGATGGCACGCAGAAGAAGATTGAATTCCAGGGGCATGTAAAGCTAAATTCAGTTACACTCAAAGAATTGAGTAAAGCAGTGGGCATAATAAACCCAACAGATATACCCTTGCAGATAACAGCAGATAAATTCTATTCGCTATTGAAGGGACAGAATGCATCATTGATGCCTGAACTAAAATACGACGAGATATCCGGCGCAGCAGTTTCGAAATACACAGAAGAGATAACAAATATCTTCAATCTAGGATTTGGAAATGCTACAGTAGATATTGGTAACAATGCACCAGTACATATCAGATATGATGCACCAGGCCAGATAGCAGAATACATGCTGTTAAACGCGGGTGCAATGAAAAAGAAAACTCCAGCAGCGGCAACTCCAACAACGACACCAACAACGGCTCCGGCTGCAACTACGACAACGGCTCCAACTGCACCTATAGTGTAAAGTAAGAGGATAATCCTCTTATCTTTCTATTTTTATGACTAAATATCATTTTATACGTGCAGAACAAAAAATAGAAGGAAACATTCCTTTTCTATATCTTATCGGAAGAGAACTTGATTCATTAAAGAAGCGCACGTTTAAAGTACATGGATTTAGAACATATTTTTATGCTCTGGAAGAAGAGAATCTTCCAAAAAGTTCTGGAATCATAGACATTATTCCGGGGTTCATATCAATCTTCGGCGATAAATGCAAGAAAGTTATTGTTGCTTCCACAAATGACATTAATCAAATTAATAAGTTTCTGTCAAAACATTTTGAAGCAGATGTTGGTAGAAACTATGTACGACGCTTTTTAATAGACACTGGAATAAAGAGTTATTTTACAGTTCCGGAACAAACAGACAATGATATATATTATACACAAATAACAGGAGAATGATATGCTATTTTCAACAAATTATATTGAAATTTTATTCATTTTAGCAAATGCCGCGTTCCTTGGAGGAACATTAATGTTGGCCAGGAGAGTTTTTAAAAATCGTGGCTCTATAAAAGATTATGACCCAACTGGTTCATTAATAAACTTTATAGGAATGACCATATCTGGGATTGCTTTTTATTTATCTGGGTTAGGCACAACTGTTCTATTAATTTTACCCACATGGGCATTTTGGGGTATGGCGTTTGTGTTTTCATACAAACACCACAGATACAACCTATGGAAACCATAGTATTAAATACTTTTAGAACAAATACTGACTTAATATATCTGGAGGATGTAAAATGAAAATTTCAAAAGATTTTGAATTTGCGGCAGCACATAAATTAAATTTACCATACGATAGCCCTTGCGAAAGATTACACGGACACAACTATAAACTCAGTGTAACATTAGTGGGCGAACTTAACAAAGACGGAATGATTATGGACTTTAAAGAATTAAAGTCTATTGTTACTCAAGAAGTTATCTCCATGCTTGACCATCAGGATTTAACAGGGTTTTTCATTATAAACCACCAACCGGTTAATGCAACAGCAGAAATCATGAGTAAATGGATTTATGAACGTCTTATTTACAGACTACCAGAACTTCATAAAGTTCGGCTCTGGGAAACCACAGATAGTTCGGCGGAATATCCATGAGAAGTATATTTGCACTTGTGGTGGTATTTATTATGGTATTTATTGCATTATTACCACCAGTTGGCATAGTAAGACTTGACTACTTTATAGAATCAATCTTATTTGCAGAAGCTGCTTGGTTTGCTGTCATATTTGTATTCAATAATATTTATGGGGGGCAGGAGGAACTATGTCAAACTACCATATAACAATGAAATTAATAATCCTTGGACTGTTTGTATTAGGCAGCCCGTTATTAATACTGTTTCAAGCAGCATTAATATTTGCACCAATTGGCTTTTGGCAATTAATAACCTTTACTATGATTGCACTAATGGTGTATATACCATTAGTGATAATCTTCTGGTGTATCTTCTGGCTGATTATAGAAGTCTTAGGGATAAAGTGAAATTATGGGAATAATGGAAATTTTTGAGTCTATACAAGGTGAAGGAAAGTATATTGGTGTTCCTTCAATCTTTATCAGATTTGCAGGATGTAATCTGCGATGCCCATGGTGTGATACAAAATATTCATGGAAAGAAAAAGGTGAATATACCACAACATCTGCTATTGAATTTATCAAATCAAAACCAAAATTTAAACATATCGTTTTCACTGGTGGAGAACCATTATTATATCAATATGATATTCTCGAAATAATTCGAGAAATAATGGCTAGAGACTTGGTAATAACAATAGAAACCAATGGAACAATTATTCCTAGATTAGACCTATACGGTTTTATGAAATATATTGGACTATGGAGCGTTTCGCCAAAACTCTTTATGGGTGCTGATATGAACTATGCTGCTATCAGATGGTTTAACCAACAGCAGGGCGTTCAGTGGAAATTTGTGGTTGATGGATTACTGGATATTGACCAGATACTTGATATGAAGGAACAGGCAATAATAACACCTGTAGAACATATTATAGTTCAACCAAACGGTATGGTTCCAGATTATCAAAAAGCCTGTCAAAACTTAGCGGAATATGTAATTGACCACGGATTAACAGAACTTCGTGTATTGCCCCAATTCCACAAGATTTGTTGGAGTAATAAAAGAGGTGTGTAATGGAAAAAAGTTATAATGACGCAGTAGCAGAACATTGTGTGAGAAAACTCTTACGTTATATCGGCGAAAATCCAGAAAGAGAAGGATTAATTGAAACACCAGAACGTGTTGTAAGAATGTATAAGGAAATATTTGCCGGATATATAACACCGTGCCCAAATATGAAAGCGTTTACATCAAAAAGTAAAAGCATGGTGGTAAAATCTGGGATACTATCATTTTCACACTGTGAGCACCATGTTGTGCCAATAAAAATGTATGTTGATTTTGCTTACATTCCAAACGGTAAGGTAGTAGGTATTTCAAAAATTATCAGGCTCATAAGATGGTGCAGTGCGCGCCTAACTTTACAGGAAGAACTTGTTGAAAATATCGCAGATGAATTTATGGAACAGGTTAATCCAGCAGGATGTATGGTTGTAATAAGAGGGCATCATTTTTGTGAGGAGATGCGAGGTGTCAGAACAGAAAACTGCACCACGACATCAGCGATTCGTGGAGTTTTCGAGGAAGACCGTAACGTACAGAAAGAGGCGCTCAGCCTCATGAAAGAAGGTTGCAATTGAGGAGGTGAGAAGATGCGAAGAGAATACACAGTATCCAATAAAACAGTAATCGAACAAGTTCTTGCCGGAAAGACAGACGGTATGAAATTGGACGATGCAGTAACCGCAGTAAAAGCAGTAAAAACACTCGACAGAAAGGATGTAGACGCGGGATGGAAGGCAGGTTTCAGAACTTATGCCACAGTCTACGACCAAGAAGGAATATTGATGGTAAAGCCCAAGACAGGAGTCCAGACTTAAATCATCTTTTTTTTCTTTTTAACAGCTTGGCGTGCTATGGTTAAATAACGTTGAAAGCTTGGCACCATCGTGGTTCAATTCCGCGAGCACGCCCTTAAAATTTTATTAGCCATAGATTTATAAACTTAAAAACTAATTACTTCTTGAAGGTTTAATTATGGACAGACACATATACATTCAAACTCAATTTATCGGTTATCACCGATGGGATGATGCACCAGAATGTGTTGCATTTTTACGCAATACGCACCGGCATGTTTTTCACGTAAAAGTAACCGTTCCTGTACGGCATAATGATAGAGCAATCGAATTCTTTATGATGAAACGTATGATTGATAATTTTATTTCACGTGAAATTATTTTTCAAACTCCACCAGATGGAAATATGGGTAGCTGCGAAATGATGGCAGAAAAAATTGCAACATATATTCATCAATATTATAAATTCAAATGGAACGAAATTGTTACTGTAGAAGTAAATGAAGATAATGAAAACGGGGCAATTATTAGAACTTAATAATGACAGGTAGAAAAGGACAATGTAATTGTGAGGACAGAAAATGGAACAATCATCAAAACATAATCCAAGAATTTGGGTAGGAACAGAAGTCGAAGGCAGATTAAAAGGACTCAAAACTCTTTTTATCGCCTGCAGCATAGATAAAGAATTCTTTGGGCATCCGGTTGGAATAAACGCAATTTGTCAAAAGCACCACATACATCATCTTTATTTCAATGCTGGAAAAACAAATTTTAATGAATATACTCACATTGAATACTTTTTAAATCGTGGATATTTTGTAACCATAGAGACTACAGACCCACAAGACATTCCAACTGCATTAAGATTTAATATTCGTTTGCATATCATCTGGAGGATAAGTGAAAATCATCTAGATTTAATAAAACATACAGATACAATAAAAATTGAAGGACGACATGGAATTTATTGCACTACACCAGAACAAATGGTCAAAACAAAATGGACAGATTATAACGATGACCAAGTAATTTGTTAATATGCCAGTTCCACCACAATATTGTTATCTTTATCCTTCTATTCCTATACTTTGTAATTGTGGATGCGGCACAATTATTTGGCATAAAGGGTCGCAATTTGCACCTGGGCATTACAACAAAGGAAAACAAATTCATACAACAGAACAAAAACAAAAATGGGCGAAAATACGTAAAGGTCGTCCGAGTCCAACTAAAGGAAAAATTGGACATGTAGCCTGGAACAAAGGATTATTAGGATATCATGCAGCTGAGCATCATTATAATTGGCAAGGAGGAATATCTTTTCTTCCTTACTGTGAAAAATTTAATCGAAAACTGAAAGAAGCAATCAAAGAACGAGATAATCATACTTGCCAGTTATGCGGTATAAAACAAAACAAAAGATTACAGGTTCATCATATTCATTATAAAAAAGAAGATTGTGAGCCTGATTTGATAGCACTTTGCGTAAGATGCAATCCTAAAGTAAATTTTAACAAAAACTATTATGAAAATTTATTCATGAACAAGTTGAATGATAGAGAATTATTGTTCTGGACAAAAAGATATATAACTAATAAAAATAAACTATAATAGAGGACAAAATGACATTAATTTATTTGCCAATCGAAAAATATTCGGAAAGATATACAACTCAATTGCACTCGTGGATAATTGCAGAATTACAAAAACATAATGTTGATTATATAACGGTAGAAGGCGAACAATTAACTGACCGCATTGATGACGGACAAGTATTGGACGGATGCGGTAGGCCACATTATGCGCTAACACAAATGGCGCAGATTATGAGAATGATGCGACGCGACGAAATAAAATCTGGCGATAAGATTTTTAGCATGGATGTGTGGACGCACGGACTTGAAGCAATTCCTTATGCTGCAACGGTGCAAAAGAAAAATATTGATATGTACCACTTTAATTGTGCTGGGTCGTTTGAAAAGAATGATTTTATAAATCTGACCGGGATGACACCGTGGGCGCATTATCAAGAAAAAGCTTGGTTTGCAGCTTGCAAGAAAGTCTTCTTTGCAGCTGATACATTAAGGCAAATGGCATTCCAAGAAGATATGTTTGATGACCGTAATGACAAAGCAGTGCTGACAGGGTTAGCATTTAATTCAACGGATGTCTATAATACCATTCCTAAAGAAGACCATCGTGATTTGGACGAAAAAGAAAACATCTGTGTTTTTCCTCATAGATGGGACAATGAAAAAAGACCGGAAAGATTTTTAGAAGTAGCTAAAGAAGTTAAAAAAGAATATCCAGACGCGCGATTTGTAATAACTACTGGTAGAAAAGAATTTACAGGAACGGCACCGATTGAAGAAGCATTACAACTTCAAAAGAAAGGTATTGTTGAAATCATGACAAATTTACCCAAAGTTGAATATTACAAATTACTGGCCAAATCTAAGGTAATTTTTAGTTCTGCTTTGCAGGACACCGTTGGAAATTGTCTCCTTGAAGCGATAACGCATGGTTGCACTCCAGTTGCTACGGATGAAGTATCATATCATGAATATTTACCAGATAATTTTTTATATCAAGATAAAAACTTAAACCAAGCAGCAGATATGGTTACAGAATATCTTGACCATCCAGTGGACTGTTTTGAATTTATTCAGAAATATGACCATAGTATCGAAAACATGCTTAAAGAAATGGAGTTGATTTAATGCGAATTAAAACAGCAAATCTTATCCTGGAACTGTATGAATCAGAACTTAAAGATGCACCTTGTTCAAAAGTGCATCATTTAAATGTTCGTGGCGGACTAATGCGACACTTACTTCATGTTGGAATAGAGGCAATAGAACTCGACCCAATGAATGAAACTTTAACTGCATTAGCATTTATACATGATATTGGAAAGGCCAGGACATATAAGATTTCAAAGCATGTGGTTGCAGGGGTTATCGAAGATAAAATCGAATATGTTGAACCCGCAGTTGACCACTTAATAAATACCATCGCAATGATAGAAGAAGTCCATGAATATACTGAACATCATTTAACTCAGGAAGAACTTCACGCGCTTCAATATCATCATGGAGGCTTTAGTCCATTTGCAATTGCAAATAAATCTCCGCACGGTACAGTTTTAACTGAACTTGCTATAAAATTGCATTACTGTGATATCCTTGCGTCGTTAAGAGAAACCAACGGTTATTACGAACCTAAACATATATAAACCCTAAAATCAATTAAGATTCAGAGGACAGTAACAATGAATCAAGAAGAAAAAGGTGATGCAAAATTTTTGCCCGCATCCACTACAACTTGTGCAGGAACATTCGGAAGTCATCCTGATATGCAATATATACCCGCCATGCTTGGGGCGGTCGAAAATGAGATTTTAAAAAGTAAGTATGTTCCTTCTCAGCTTGGTCAAAAGAATGGAATCTATGAACAAACACGCTTTATACCTGCTACATATATTAGGTGGGCAAGTGACACTTATGCCAATTCAAAATTCATTCCTGCGGATGTTTTGACCTCAAGAACAAACCAGGTTGAAGACAAAGGCTTCTCGGTAACCTGGTGGCAAAAAGATTCAATGTTCCATTACGACAGCATGCTTGTAAGTGCATTTTATGGAATAAAAATTCCCAATTACAGAGAAAAATATAATATTCCGAGAAAAGGATTTACATTAATCGGTGACTCTGGAGGATTTCAAGTAGCTAATGTTGAAGGAGCAACAATGAATCCTGCAAATTTGGCTAGATGGTATAACGAAAACGTAGACAAGGGATTTATATTGGATACACCAATTGTCAAATACGACCCACATCATAAAAAGTCTATGCCATTTGATTTTGAAACGGCGCTAAATAGAACTTATAGTGATACTGAAACTATGATGAAAATTACAGACGTTCCTCTTTATGGCATAATGCATGGACATAATAAGGAGCAACTAAATGCCTGGTGGAAGAAGATGAGTGACTTTCATTTCGACGCCTGGTGTGGCGGTGCTAAACCTGCATCAGACCCAATGCTTCAAGCACTTATGTGCATGCAACTAAAAGAGTTTGACATCAAGAGAGTTCACATACTGGGAGTTTCTGGATTTAGTGTGGTTCCAGTTCTCGCATACGCATCGAAATATTTTGATTTTCTAAGTTACGACTCTGGTTCATATGGCGAAGGAGCCATGTACCGCGCCTACCGGTTTCCGCAAAATCCACAAGCAAAAATATATTTTGGACGTGACAATAAAAATCATCTTAAAACATTACCATGTGACTGCGAAGTATGCAGATGGGCAGAACCAGAAATGCTTTACAAAGAAGATTCATTAGCTGGAGCATTGTTATCATTACATAACCTGATAATTTATATCCGATATAATCAGTTTATGAAAAGTATTGCAAAGGATGAAGAATACTTCAGACAATACCTCCAAGGAAATTTTGAGCCAAGTGATTGTGGAGAAAAAGAAGGACGCAAAGGTATGAAGCCAAAAGTTCTTGAAGCAATTGACTTCATCGAGTACACGGCCACAAATGGATTAGATGCAGGATATCAAAAGTACAAAAAATATTTTGAAACTGAAACTGTAGCTCCAGTGTTTGCAGAAGAACGTGGTTCATTGTTTGATTAACTCGGTAGTAATATGAAAGCAAAATCACAAGCTGAAATAGACATTGTGGATAAAATAAATGCAATTACCGATACAATAACAGGATTGGAAAACGGTATTAAAGTATTGCAACAAGAATTAATAATAGTGAGAAATACACAATGAAAGAATTGCGCTTAGGATTTATAGACATAGAGGTAGAGAGTCCTTTAGAATTTCCTAAGCCAGAATTTGCTAAATTTCCAATAACTGGCATTACTCATTATGACAGTTTTTTGGATAAGTATTTCACTTTAACATATCAAGCAGGGCAAAAAGTTGAATTTATTCAGCGTGCGCCAAACTGGGATGTCTACCATTTTGACGACCCGTTGCAACTTGGAATAAGATATGTGAAATTAATGCGATTTTTAGACCCTGATGTAATTATTGGATTCTACAGTAGAAAGTTCGACTTACCTTATCTATTCAAGTGGTTTGAAAATAATAAACTTCCAGTTGGGTCGTTCTCAAATCTGGGCAATGCCTATTACAGCAGAGAAAAACCTGTTATTGAAGGTCGCCATACATTTGACTTACATGATGCTGATAGAACTTTTAAGAAAAGAACGTCTTACAAATTAAAAGATATTGCCATCGAAGAAAATCTTCCTGTGAAAAAAATGGAGATTGATTGCAACCCGGGCAGAGTTCTTGAGCTGCGTGGCATGGCAATAATGGAAGAATACAATAAGGTAGACGTTGAAACCACTGTTGAAATGGATAAAAAACTTCAGCACTTAAAACGATTTGTTGCCAGGTGGAGACTTGCAGGTCTTAATGACATAGATAAAGCAATGTCTAATTCTGTGGTTATTGATAATGTAATGCTGCGAGATGCAAAAAACAATAATATAGTTCTTCCATCAAAACCTGATAAAGTTTCAGATAATGATGAAGACGACGATATAACTGGCGGGCTTGTTCTTCAACCAATAATCGGAATACATGACTGGGTAGACGTATTTGATATGACAAGATTCTATCCTATGCTAATTCTTCTACTTTGCATGAGTCCTGAAAATATCAGTGAATTTGGAACTTTTGTTTCGTCAAACGGAACTCGATTTATAAATAATCCAAATGCTTTCTTGCCACGTATTGTTGCAAAACTCTTTTTAGAACGAGATAAAGTTCAAGCAGAGAAAAAGAAATTATCTCCTGATGACCCATTATATTGGAAGTTATCAGAAGAAGATGAGAATATTAAATTCCTAGTAAATTCTATTTTTGGCGTTACTGGATTGAAAACATTCAGATTATATGACCCAAGAATAACAGATAGTATAACCACATCTGGTCAAACTATGATTCGAGAGGTTAAAACATATAACGAATCAAAAAACCTTGTTGTAACTTACGGTGACACAGATAGTAATCATACAAAAATGAATGTGTCAAACATTGATGACGCATTAAAAACCGGAGAAATTTTAGCAACTGAACTTAATACCATGTTTCCGATTTGGGCAAAAAAACATTTTAATGTTGACAATGGAGAGACATTAAAAATTGTATTTGAAAAAATATATCGCAGAATAGTTTATATTCCAAAAAAGGATGGCGATGGTGCAAAGAAACGATATTTTGCTAGATTGGTTTATGAGAAAGGTAAAATAACAGACCAAATATATGTTAGAGGTCTGGATTATAGACGGTCTGACGCATCAAAAGTAACCAAGGATATGCAATGGGAAATAATGAAAATAATTTTATATACCGAGAATATGCAAGAAATGAAAAATAAAATAATTGCATATCTGAGACCAATTATAGATAATTTTGAAAATTTACCATTATCTGATATCGGAATGCCTCAATCTTTTACAAAACCATTAACATCATATGGTAGAGAAGGAAAAGGCGGCCAGAAAATCGGTCTTGACCCAGAAATCAGAGCTGGATTATATTGTAATAATTATTTGAACACAAATTATGGTGAGGGGTCAACGGTAAAATTATTGCACATAACAAAAATAGAAGGATATCCGCAGACGGACGTTATTGTATTTGATGACGAGAAAACACTTCCAAAAATTGAAGTAAATTATTCTAAAATGATTGATTCCACAATAAAAAAGAAAATTGAAAGAATTATTTCAGTTGCTGGGGTTTCATGGAATGAAGTTATAGGGACGCCGACACTATTTGACTAAAAGTTTATATAAAGAGAAAACAGTTTAAGTATGAGGACAGTAACAATGAACATAGCTATAGACCTTGATGGTACACTTACAAAAGAAGATGTCGGTAGTCTACCGCTCAATATGTTTGATGACCGAGATTATATTGATTTATTCTTAGAAAATTGTACTCCAGCAAACGGAATAGAAGTATTGAACGAGTACGGAATAATTCCATTAATCATTACTGGAAGAGATGAGAAGCGTCGTGAATTAACCACTGCATGGTTGAATAAACATAATATTCGTTTCAAATCGCTTATTATGGCGCCACATAATTATTATCTTGAAAACGGCCAAGTAAATTTTACCTGGGAGAAATATTCTCAATTAAAACTTAACCAACATAGACAACATGATATAAGTATGGCATTTGATGACAAATTATGTTCGGTTGAAATATTGAACCAGCATGGTATCTTATCATTCTTAGTTCAAAATAATCTGCGTGAAATTATTGAAAATGCTATGAATAATTACGGAGGACAATATGTTTGAACATTTTAAAAATAAAATCGTGACGATTGAAGGAGCAGATGGAACTGGGAAGGATACCATCTGTAATCTTCTGCAAGAAAAACTTCCAAATAGTGTTATAGTAAGGTTTCCAAATAGAGCCAACCCATCAGGACAAGTTATAGATGCTATTTTGAAAAAACAAAAACCTATGGAGCCGTTGTCATTTCAGGCACTGCAAGTCATAAATAAAATCGAAACTTTAAAACATATCGAGCGCAGTTCTGTAATTTGTAATCCTGATTATTTTATCTTCTGCAGATATTATCAGTCGGCATATGTGTACGGAATGAATGATGGAATCCCGTTAGAATATTCGCAGGACATTAATTCAGTTCTTCCAGAGAGTTGGCTAACCATCATTCTGCACGGTAAAAATTACGGAAAGCACGAAGAGTATTATGAACAGGATGATGTCCAGAATAAGATTTCTCAAAGTTATCTGGATTTAGCAAAAAAGTTTGGGTGGACAAAAATAATAAATCATCATACACCAGACGAAATTGTTTCAATGATACTTGATGCAATAAGTAGGAGACAAGAGGAATCATGATTGACATTAAACGATTGATAACAGATTGCGCAGAAAATGCCAACAAACATGGTTGGTTTATTTTATGGGATATCAAAAAAATAATTCGCCAAGATGAAAAAATAAAAGTATTATCTATCGGCGATGCTCTTTGCTTATGTCATTCAGAATTAAGTGAAGCTTTAGAAGCACATAGAGATGATGATATTGAGCAGTTTTCAGAAGAAATTGCAGATGAGTTTATTCGACTTTTTCACTTATGTGGTGACTTAAACATAGATATTGAAAAATATATTGTTTTAAAAATGTCAAAAAACAAATTAAGACCGATTAATCACGGTAGAATAAATTATTAAAGGTATAGTTATCATTTGTGTTTAAATACCTTACCTTTACCTTTTTGTATTAATTTTAAGTGGATAAGCCCCTTGTCCATCAAATTTATAGGAGAGCTGCACCCTATTAAATGATAGAGGGATTGTTGTCTGGACATTAAGTTTATATAAAGAGAAAACAGATAAAGATAAGAGGACAGAAGAATGAATCATATTGTATCTTCTACTAATTACGCATAACAAAAAGAAAACATGATAGATTATACAAAAAGAAATACTCGTAACGCATGGAGTAATTTAAGAAAATGGACACGTGCATTAAAATTAAGGTTAGAAATACCTAAAAGCAGAAGAACATATAAAATGAGATGGCAAATAAGAGAATGTGCTTTAAATATTGGTTATGCTAACAAAATATTAACATGGAGCCGAAAATAAAGAAGAATTGTGGCGGAAGATGAAACAACTACTGGTGGACGAATTACGACCAACGACGATTGATGACATAGTCGTTGACGAACAAGTTTTAGACCCAATCATAACGTGGGCGAACCTCTGGGCAAACATGCTGCCAAATCCAGAGAAACCAGGCATACTTTTTATAGGACATCCTGGAACTGGGAAGACCACTATGGCCAAAGCTTTAGCAGCTGATATGGGATGGAATTTAATTGAAACAAATGCCTCAGACGTACGAAGTAGCTCAAAAATAAACAATATATCAATTGGGCAAAAAGATTTATTTGACCGTATAAATTGTTTATTATTTGATGAAGTAGATTCGATGCATGGTAAAGATGATAAAGGTGGAGGTGCAACAATAGCTGAAATGATTACAGAAGCTAGAATACCTATCATTTTAACCGCAAACAATAAACATAAAGTTTCAAAAAAGATAATGAACAAATGTGAAGTGGTGCAATTTAGACGCCCGTCAGTAAGTGCATTAAAAACATATTTGTTTACACTTGTTAGAAATCGCAATATGGTTGTTTCATCTGACGTAATGACTGCAGCTGCAGCAACTCAAGATTACAGACTTGGGCTAGCTATGATTGAAGCAAATACCATTTATTGTATGATGCCCAGAGAAGGATGGATTGAAGCAGAATCTAAGAAAGCACTAAATGGTGAGCCGTGGAATCTTGATGATGTAACTTCGTTGCTTTATAATCTTGAAGAGAATGCGTTTCGTAATATGGGATATGCAGATACGGTTAAAGCATATGATATTTTTTCACTTTCGGACAGATATAAAAGAAGGAGACAGTCTCATTTTAGTAAACAGGTAATAAAGAGGTTGCCGAAATTGATTTTAGAGGAGCCTCTTGAATTTGTGAGGCCAATTTTTTTCCAGAAGAAAAAAGATAAAGAAAAGAAAGAAGATAAAGATGACGGAAATTAAATGTGTTCTTTTTGGACGTAAAATTAAGACTGGAACGATTTGTCCAAGTGCATTTAATGAAGACAGATTACGATGCTATAAAGAATGTGGATTCAATAAAACTAAATGGAATCCGGAAAAAGGTGCATCTTTAAGAATTCAAAGAAATAAAAACGATGGGCGGAAACAATCTTGTTTTAAAAATTAGTGTTTCGATATAGAATTTTTAAAAATTCGTTATCGGCAATTTTTTATTTTTTCTATACGGATTTAAAGAATTGTCTAAACATTTATATAAATGAATTACTGTAAAGATATTAATAAGGTAAATATGACACAAAGTAAAGAAGATTTGGTACAGGAATGGCGTTCACGTGCAATTGATTTGGTGGATAAATATCATGTTAAAACTCTTCCGGCAAGAAAGGAAGGCGAGATGTGGATATGGAACGGAAAGTATTATAACAGATATGGACAGCAACAACTTTGTTCTGAACTTTTAAACGGACAGGATGGCAGATATTTGACCCCAAGTGATGCTGATAAAGTTTTAAAATATATTGCCTCAATTTCATTAGTTGAAAAGTGTGACCCTAAACCACGCTGTATAAATTTTGATAACGGCGTGCTTGAATATGATGTCATCGGACAAGTTCTTTTTAGAAAGCGCGAAGACCTTGCAGAACCGTGGAATTATAATTTCACTAATATCGTGCCTATTACATATGACACAACCGCAAATTGTCCAATTATTGACACTGTGCTTCAGCAAATCTTGATTGATAAAACCATTACTGAAGAAACAAAAATTAAAGAAGATTATGATGAATGGCAGTTAGCTTGGCAAGATGAATTAGAAAGAGAAGCTAAACAAGACGAATACATGATAGGATTGGCGCAAAAACATGAAGCAAGTCTGCTGCCTACTCCAGGAGAAGCCGACTGGAGCATAGTACAGAAGCCAAGGATACCCGCACAGATAGAAAGTATTAATGAAAAGATGCGTAAGATATACATCTTCGAAGAATATCTTGGATTATGTTTAATGTCTGACTACGAAATCAAGAAAGCGTTACTATTTGTCGGACGTAATGACACAGGTAAAACCACTATCATCAATATTGTGGAACAATTTTTATCAGAATCAAATGTTGCTCATTTAACCTTGCAGCGATTAGATGTCACCCAAAGTCCATTTAGTCCTGAAAAATTAAGAGATAAAATGGCAAATATAGCAGATGAAATGCCAATCATTCCCGTAAAAACCCTTGACACCTTCAAAAATGTAATTGGTGGAGGCAAAATCAGTGCATCAGTAAAATATAGTGACGATGTAATATTCATCAATACCGCAAAGATGCTTTTCACTGCAAATGAATTACCGTCTTTAAGTGCAGCTGCTAAAAACAGTGTATTGAATCGTTTTGTAATTGTAGAATTCTTAAACGAATTTATTGCTAGTGAAAATGGAACCAACCGAAAAATAAAAGATAAACGATATGACCCAAAAGAATTATCTGGTTTATTAAATCATGCGATTAATGGATTACAAAGACTTCTTAATCATGGACGTTTCACTTATGATGATGAAGAAACGCCAACATTATGGGAAAAATGGCAAACTATGTCAAATCCATTAGAAGAATTCTTTGTGGTTAGAGTAGAAATTACTCGACGAAAAGAGGATATGGTGCCAAAAAGTTTGCTTTATGATTGGTATAAATCATATTGTGCTGAAAATAAACTTCCTTCATCTATGACTTTAAATAAATTTAGTCGAGCAGTTGCACAGATGGATGGTGTTAAATCAGACAAGAAGTATGATGCTGATAAAACCAAAGGTGCAGGTGCAAGTCGTATGACAAATTATTGGGTTGGCATTAGAAGAAGGGCAGGAATGGAAGCTCCTACATTATTCACAGAGTAATTTTTAATTTCTATCTCTTCTATACTGATATTTTGCAATGTGATGCTAAATCCATCAAATTGTTTTTATGTCAGAGCAAAAAATCAGTATAGAAACAGTAGAAGAACCACAATACGTCATTGTTCTATATCTATTGGTCGATTTTATATCTTTATATGTATGCGTATGTATATAGTAGATAGTTAGTAAATCAAGATAGATAACATAGAGTATGGTATGCCATCAAAATTTATTTGTCGATATAGAAGAAAAAATAATCACAATCCGTAAGGTTTAAATCACATAAAAAGAATATATAATTAAATTATGCCAGCAAACGTAACTCAAAAAATTATCACTATGTCAGATGCTTCTAGAAAAAATTTAGGAGATTTAGTGACAATGGCAAAACTTGAAGAAATAAAAATTACAGATTCAAGCATGATTGCATGGGCAATTAAAACCTTAAGAGATTCAATCATAGAGATGAAAAATAGTGGACTTAATTTAAAGCCAGTGTTTTTAGATGGACAATCATTTAGAAATCGTAAACAAAAAAAGAATAAATTTATGGAGGATTAACTCATGGGACTAAGAGATTGGTTAGCAAATAAAATAAAAGGAGATAAAGACTTCGGAGGAAGTCTGATGTTTGAGCCGGGTACGGATGATTCCGACCCAAGATTAAAAGGTTTCAGTCCTGTGACTATTGATGGATTGATAAAAAGATTCAATATGAGAAAGGATAGCCGCATAACTACTTTCTCAGAAATGCTGGATTGGCTTGAAGAACATGACCAAACTTGGGTGCTTCTTAAAAATGATAAGATGATTGCACGGTATGATACTTTCCCAGATTTTGATGCTATAATGGATGACCATTATGATAAATATGGTGGAGGTACTTATGTCATTAAGTGTCTAGTACCAAAACCAGTAAGAGTAGGTTCATACAAGGTAGAGGGAGAAGACAAGATGGAAGAGGCTATGGAAAAAGAAGCTAATAAAGGCAAAAAGAAAGAAGCTAAGTCTCTTAAAGACCGTGAAGATGAAATATTCCTCACAGCTCTTGAGTCAAATTCAGAATTTAAAGAAGCATATCTTAAAAATCTGCTTAAATCAAAAGGAATCTCCTCAGATGGAAAATCAGAAAAAAAACAGACCATTGAGGAAATTGTTGCTGATGAAATGACAAGAGACCCAGCTGTACGTGACCAGTTGGTAAAAGCAGAAATTCAGAAACGGCTTGGAAAAGCAGGTAATGCAAAGCCAAAGACTCCCCTTGAGGAAGCAAAAGAGCTTCACGAATACTGGGAGACTATGCGTGGAATGTTTGGTGATAAACAGCAAGGAACCGACTGGGGTAAAGTGCTTGAAACATTTATCAAGCAAGGCGGTATAGGAGAACTTGCAGAAACACTTGGTACGGTTATGGCACCAGATGCAGCAGCTCAAGCAGCTGCCCAAGTAAATCAACCAGCACAATTAATGGCACCTATAACTCAAAAACTTGCGGTTCCGTCTTCACAACCAATAACAAAAGAAGATAATTTAAGCAAGTCATTAATTGAATATATGCCAACCATGGCAAAATTAGTTCAAACCGTAGAACCAACTGCAGCGTTTGAATTGATAAATGCCATGAAGCCAGAATACTGTGACATGCTGTATGAGTTATCAGAGGAAATGGTGTATGCCTTACTTGAGCCCGCAGCACAAATACCTGAACTGAAAGGTAAAATTGATATATTCTTCTCAGATAAAGGACATAAATGGGTAAAAGAGTTCTTGAGTGTGAATAAGAGTATGATTGATGCAGAAATGGCTATGCAAAATATTCAAGGAACAAAAGCGTCTGTCACTCAATCAGAAGAGGAGCCAATATATAATTTACCAGAATCAAGAATGTCTAGTGATGAAATAAAAGTTCATATGCCGTCTGCAGGAAAGTGATTTAAATGGGAAGTGAACAAACAACAAGACAACTTAACGATGAAGAACGTGATTTGGTTAGGCGATTAAAAGAGATTCAAAAAGTAAAAAAAGCAGAACATATAGACGATGCTCCGATTGAAGCCCAATACCGTGTAATTGACCCAGATACTCATCAGGAAACATCTGTTCTTGACGACTTAGGGCAAATGGGATTTAGAGACGTTCTTATGGAGCCAACAAATCCTATCAGAACAGTTAATTTCCTTAAAAATCTAAAGGGGCGGCCTGATATTATAGAAAAAGTTAAACGGCAATTAACAACAGAAGAGTTTCTTGAAAAAGCAGCACTAGTAACTGGTGGAGCAATTCTCGGATATTGGTTGAAGGGTAAAAGAGATGATTGGAACCGCCCAAAATATACCCCATAAAATAATATGATAACAGAACGGCGTGCTTGGGATGCTTTTATCGGCAGTGGTATAGCTGGTAATATTTTTTTGTATCAGATTATTTTGTTGCCGATTTATCAAAAATTAAAACATATATTAAAGAGACAACAATGAATAGTCGTATTTTACAAAATTTACAACATGTAGTTGGTGGAATTTATTCTATTTTGTTAATGTTGACTGCAACATTTGCAGGAATGGCGGTAAGCAAAACTTTAGATATAAGTGTTCCAATTATTGTAGGAACAATAACTTTCTTTATAAGTAGAATTTCAAGTGAACTTACTTATCAAATCAACAAGGCATTACTAAAAGAGCATAACGCCTAAGATATAATTTTAACAACAAGGTTTTTAAACTCGAAGAACATTTTAGTATTATGGAGAAAAGAAGTTATCTGCTTGCTTCAGTCCCAACAAAAACGATTGAATTACCAAAGGACGAAGGAGCTAAAAATCGGAAAGTAGCTGAAATACTCAAACAGATGGCTTTAAATTCAAGAAAGTCAAGATTAGTTCGACAATTCACTATTCAAATCATAAAAAAGCGCGGTGTACCGCCAAAAGATTATATGGGTGAAATACGCGCAGTTTATGAATATGTTCGTGATGAAGTAGATTATCGTAGGGATGCAACTTTCTTAGACACCTTTGTAACACCAGATAGAATGGTACGCGATATATTGTTTGCACAAGGTGCAGCAGATTGTGACGATAAAGCACTTCTACTCGCCTCTATGCTCTTGCATATAGGGCAAATACCACGATTTGTACTGACAAATAATACGCCTGGTGGAAGTTATTCACATATTTATGTTCAGGTCAAACATCCAAAGACTGGTGAATGGATTGGATTAGAAACTACGGAACCAGTGGAAATGGGTTGGGAGTGCCCTACATTTAAACGTGGGATAATCAATATAATAGAAAAAGAAGAGAGGTGAAAATATGAGTCTGGAGATGGAATTGCCAATAACGGTAAAATGCCCGCACTGCGGAAAAGAAGCAGTAAGAGTAGTCATACCATTGCCGATAGATAAAGCAATGGAATTGATAAAAGCCTGGAAAGGAAAATAAGAGGAAACAATGGTACTTTTAGCATCACAAGTAGAAACAACAACGCGGTATCTTGCAAAAATACAATTTTTACAAATAAAAATAAAAGATATCGTTTATCCATCTGTTATATTAACACCAACTATAGAAGCACAAATCGCAAAAAAAGATTCAGAAATTGGTGAAGCTAGGCGATTATCAGGACTAGAAAGTTGGAATCATGATAAGTATGTTTCTATTGTTGCTCCTTTAAAATTGCAGCTATATACATTGCAAAAGCAAAATAGGATTATCATTGCAGCAAATCAGTTTTTATTATCACGAGCAGAATCTGATTACCAAAAAGCATGCGTTCCTAAAAGAATAGCATTACAAGAGACAGAAGAAGAATTTGCTGCATATTTGCGTTCTATACAGACAAATATTGTAGGATAATAACATGGTAAAAAGAGGACAGGCCACAGTTGAAGATATAATTCCAATTGTGAAACGTCTTCTCCCTATTCTTAAAAAAGCAGTAAAGATAAAATTTCACGTTAAGATTTGTGCTGGGCTAGTATGCGAATTATGGCGTCGTGACCCAAAAACAAAACCAAATACTATGATGATTGGTGTTGACGCAATAAATTTCTTTTGGGTTGAATATGGTAAATCACTTGAAAAAACCATCCAAAATATATTAGTTCATGAAGCAATTCATATTCGTGGTTTAGAACATAATACCGAAGGATATAAACTTGGATTTTATTCTGACCCAAATCGTGATACTTGGACACCGCAAATTGAAAAACTAATATTTAAGTGAATTCAGCATAGTATTATAAATACTTTTAAAAAAATATAACATAAAGAAGGATTAAATTATGGATAATGAACCAGAAAAGTCAGTTGAAGCAAAACCAGCAAAATATTGTATTATACCAATTAGGTTTTCGCCAACACAAGAAGTTGGTGTAGATGAGATTGTCGGTAGTGTTAATAAAATATCTGGCAAATCATATCTAAATTTCATTGATGTCTCCGGAAGAATGTGGAAAGGCGCAGAAGAAGAATTTATTGTAATTCGAAACTTTCCAACTGAAGAAGATTTATCAGATTTCGCAAGATTAATGCGAGAGACTGAAAAGCTTGAACAAATCATCAAAAATAAAAAACTTGAGGAACTCGACCGTGCTTTCAGCTAAGTTAAAATTTTTTAAATGGGAAATAATTATTCGCGATGAAAATTTGGGCAAACTTCATATAACAGACTTTCAGCATAATGATGTAGAGGATGACCAAAATCCACCAATAAATGGAATGTTGGGTTTTAAGTATTATGATATTGACCCATTAAATACTTCAAAACGCGTTTGTGCATTAGCAGGCGACCACGGAATGATTGATTATATTTTCCGTGGATTAGGACAAGCGCTGTTAATGTATCATGATGATGCAATAACACTTCTTAATGGTGTAATGAAATCATTAACACAAATGAGAAGCGACCTTTGGGTGCATAATGCAACAACCAGAGAACTTGATGTGTTTGACAATAAAGTTTATAAAAATTTTTGTCTAATGTTAGGTGAAATAAAATCTAAAGCATTTGACCCAAATAATGAAATTAAAGAGTTGGATAAACAGTTATATGATATTGTGAAACAATACGATATTCTAAACTATCAAATCGGTAATAAATACTACAAATAATTTTTGATGTGACATAATGAAAGCAATAGAAAAAACAATAACACTTGACGACAAGAAGAAGCCATTGATATTAATACCATTTGGTGATGTCCACTTAGGAAACGCAAATTGCGATAAAAAATATTTTAAGAAAACTCTTAATTGGATACTTGATAAACCAAATGCTTATGCAATCGGAATGGGAGACTATTGCGATGCAATTATTCCCACTGATAAACGATTTGATTTTAAAGAAGTTGATAAACAATTTGTAGGTGACATGGATAATCTTCCAATGGCTCAAGTTGAATATATGTCAGAACTATTAACGCCTTTAAGTGAAGATAATAAATTGTTGACTTTAATTCCCGGTAATCACGAAGATATGTTCCGTTTAAGAAATGGAGTTAATGTTATGAAGTCAATTTGTAAGCCTCTAAATATTCCGGAAGGTGATATGATGACCTTCTTGAGGATAAAATTTGACAAAAAACAGTTTCACACATCGTCGTTGATTATTTGGATGCATCATGGATGGTACTCAGGTCGTAAACTTGGAGGAAAGGTTAATCAGTTGACCGATATCGCAAATGGGTATGACGCCTCAATTTATTTAGCTGGACACTCTCATGAATTATCAGCACATCAAATTGTAAAAATTAGTATGGCGCAAACAGGAATTGAAACTGTAGCTAATAAAAAAACATTTGGCAATACCGGAACATTTATGAAGACATTATCTAAAGATGGTGGTAATGGTTATGCTGAAAGAAAAGCATATACACCAGCAAAAATAGGAGTTTTACGGTTTGACATCTATCCAAGAAAGATGGGAATACCTGACGTTCATGTAAGAGTTTAATATGAAAATTGAATATAAACGAAGAAGATATAGTGATTGTTTATATACCTTCTTTTCTTTTACAATATCTGAAATTAGTATAAATTTATGCTTGTTTGGATGTAGCATGTGGATATTTTGGAATAGAAAATATTATTATGACTGAAGACGTGCCTTATTATTTTCAAACAAAATTTCGTATTTGGGATAGAGCAATCATTGAACAAATGATTGTCAAATACGAACAACAGTTTGAAATGAAGGCACCTGAATATCATGAATTATTTTTAGAAGGTAAGATTAAAGGAGAAGACGGCCAAAGATTTATGTTCCTTTATGAATTTTATGTATCATCATACTGAAGCAACAAAATTAAAAATGTCAGTTGCACATAAGGGAAGAAAGTTTACTGAAGAGCATAAGCAAAATATTTCTATTGCTAATAAAGGTGTATTACGGTCTAACGAAACAAAATGTAAAATATCAGCCGCAAATAAAGGAAAAATATTTACCAAAGAACATAAACAAAAAATATCTATAGCAAGAAAAGGCAAATATTGCGGAAAAGAAAATTTTAATTTTGGAAATGTGCCTCCGGCGTGTTGCGGTTACGGAGTGCATTCTCATTACCTCTCGCCACTTCAAGGTGAAGTCTGTTTCCGTTCATCTTATGAGTTAGCATACGCCAAATATCTTGATTCAATCTCCGAATTATGGATGTACGAAATGGAAACATTTGATTTAGGAGATACTACCTACACTCCTGATTTCTTCCTACCTAGATTAGAAAAATTCGTCGAGATTAAAGGCTATATGCTTCCAAAAGCACAAGATAAAATAAATCAATTCAGAGAACAATATCCTTGGGATTTGGAAGTATTGAGATTGAAAGAACTGAAGGAATTAGGAGTATTTGAGCAAAAGATTAATGTTATTTGATAAACATCTTAGTATAATTACAAATGACTCAGAAGGACTTAAAAATACCGGGGTCGTATATCAGCGGTAGATAGCCTGCTTTGCAAGCAGGAAGCCAGGGGTTCAAATCCCCTCGACTCCATCGGGAATATGAGGTAGCCTGGTTATCCCTGGACGTTTGGAACGTTCAGACCTCGGTTCAAATCCGAGTATTCCCATATTTTAATATACTGATAAAACAATTTGATATTATATGGTAAAAGAAAAATGTGAGTTTTGTAATACTGAAACAACATGCAATTTTGGAATGATGGGAAAAGACATTAGACTTTTCTTTTGTTCTGTGGATTGTATGGTCGGATATGCACAAGTACATGGTTATCATCCATATAATGGATTGATAAATGTAATAGAAAAATAAAGCCCTGTAGGGTAGCGGTCAATCCTTCTGGCCTTTGGATACCGCAATCTAACAGCAGAATTGTCTCAAGGTATGCTTAGGAGTAGTGCGGGAGAAGACATCCAGAGACAACGGTTCGAATCCGTTCAGGGCTATTAATATAATCCAATATCTTTATCTTTTAAATTTACATTTTAAGTATATGGAACAGCAAAAGAAAAAGCCGTGTAATTGTCTGAAAGGGAAAGAAGCAGATGCACGTATTGCTCATTGGCGACAGATATTGTCTGAAGTCTCTAAAGATATTGATGATATTTAATTTAATGTGTAGAAATTATGTGGATAGAAGAAGCAGCTAAGTGGGTATCACAAGAACAATTAAAATACGTTCAATGTAAGTGCGGGTGTGGAAACAAAATAATAATTAAGTTACAGCATTATTATACAAAAATTCCAGATTTTATTACTGGACATTTTAGCAAAACTGAAGATTTTAAAAAGAGTGCGTCTGAAAGAGGAAAACAGCAAATACATCCACCTTGTTCTGATAATACACGAAAAAAATTATCTCAAAAATTTAAAGGACGTATATCTGGAAGAAAAGGCAAAACAGCGTGGAATAAAGGAAAAAAATTTCCTGAATACTGTGGTATAAATAATCCTAAATATAGTGGTGGAAAACGCATGTCAATTGCCAGAAGCAATCATAAACGAAGACTTAAAGGATTTATTCCATTAACACTTAATAATCCATATTCTGAAGAAATAATATATCATCATATTAATCCCAATTTACCTTATGTTGTACCTTGTCCAAAAAGAATTCACGAAATATTTAGAGAAGGAAAAGAAAACCAAAGACACTGTGAATATGTAAATTTATTTCTTGGTATAATAAAAATAGATTTTTAACCTTTATTACGGCTTATAGATGTCGTCCATCCACGCGCTAAGCCTGTTTTAATGACACCACGAAAATCTTGATGAACAACATAGGTATAGAATTTTCGTTGTGATTTATTTAACGAATCAAAAAATGGCCTAACTTTTTCTTCTATTAGTTTACCGATAAAGTCTCGGTCTAAAGACATTTGAAACAACGCAGGCTCTTTAAAAAATAGGGCTCTCGTTTGCGAAATTATTTGTTTATTTAAACTTGATGAATCTTGAACATTAATTAAAAAGCAAATATCTAAATGCCTGGCTATAAACGATAACTTTTTCATAGTTTCGTTTTGGTCAGTGTACATTTTATTTGACTCCAAAATATTAGCTGCATCGTCAATTATGATGGTGCAGCCTTTATCTGCTGGTGCAGTATTTCCATTTGGAAATATAAAATAGCAGTCATAATTTGTATCACTTTCTTCAATATGTAGTTTTGATACAGGAATTATCCAGTTTGGAACTTTTAGCATATTTATTGCATAAACTGGTCTGCCTAAAAATTCAGCCAGCCTCATACACAATGCTGTCTTACCCCCTCCCGACTTTCCAACAACAAGATTTATACCCCAGGGCTCTTTTTTAAAAATAGATAAAAATTCTTGTTTTGACACTCCAGCACCCCCAAAATTATTTATTGATGACTGTCCACTTGTTTGACCTGGCGACCGCATTCCTTTTCCAATTGCTATATCAAATAGTATAGCGAGCGGATTATCCATTAAAATTGTTCCTGTTTCACTTTTAAAAATTTAGCTTTAATTTCTTTACGTGCAATCCCATATTTTTCCATTAAAACTTTCATCATCACTTGCCCGCTACTCTTCATATCTATGTAATGAATCAATAATAAACAAACGGCGTCTGGCAATTTTAAATCTCGAGGAACTGCTTTTTTAAAGTTCATCCAGACATCATCGTCAATATCAATAAGAATTTTTGTCATCCAATTAAAGTATAATTCTTTTATTAGTATTTAAATTTAACTTAATTTGTTTATTTTTTACCAAATGTTTATTAACCAACGGTAACAAATTAACAGTGAAGATGAAAATATGCTAAATATTGATGCTGAATTTAATGAATTATTGCTTGTCTTTAGACCAAACCCACGTGGACTGGGTGCAATAGGCGAATTTGGCGAATTTGGGTCAGCATTGGGAGAACTCTCTGCCGTTGAACAAGAAATACATGCACAGTGGAGAGGGATAGTTAAATCTGGATTGGGAGAATTGTCAGATATTACAGCGGATATTGCAGCAGCAAAAGCAGCAATTTCAAAAGCAACAGATATTGGTGGGCAAATAAATTCATTAAAAAGTAGAATTTCACGATTACAAAATAAAATTGCTAAAGTTAAAAATCCAGCAGCAAAAGCAAAAATTCAAAGTAGATTAACAGCAGCATTGCCACAATTAGCTATTGCAGAGGGCGCATATAATGCAATGAAATCAGTAGTAGGAGCCGCTACAGATTTTCTTAAAAATGCAGGTATAGCGGTTGAAGAAGCAAAAAAAGCAGTTGTTGAAACTGCTGGCAAAGCAAGAGAAAAAGCAATGGAAGTTGTTGGGAAGGCAAAAGAAATGGCTGTAGCTGCTGGAGAAAAAGTAAAAGCAGCAGCAGGTGCAGCAGCAGCAGCAGCAAAGGCAGCAGCGGTAAGAGTAAAAGCAGCAGCAGGTGCAGCAGCAGCAGCAGCAAAGGCAAAAGTTGCTCAAGTTGGTGTAAAAGCAAAAGCAGTTGCAGCGGCGGCGGCGGCAAGAGCGGCACAGATGGCGGCGGCAGCAAAGGCTGCAGCGGCTCAAAAGGTAGCCCAAGCAAGAGCAATGGCTGCCGCAGCAGCACAAAGAGTTCAACAAGCGGCAGCAGCAGCACGTGCGAGAGCAGCACAGATAGCAGCTCAAGCGGCGGCGACAGCAAGAGCTCGGGCACAAGCAGCAGCACAAAGAGTTCAACAAGCGGCAGCAGCAGCAGGTGCAGCAGCTGCGGCGGCGGCAGCAAGAGCAGCACAAGTAGCTGCGTCCGCACGTGCAGCAGCCGCAAGTGCAGCGTCAAAAGTTAAATCGTGGTTTGGATTTAAGGGACTTGAAGAATATAACGGACTTGGAGTAGTATTTACAGCTGGTGCAGCAACTCTTGCAATTACTGCAGCAATGGCAGCATTACAAATAGCCAATATGTATATTGGGCAAGGAGAAGCGGTTCCAGAAGATAGCACAGCAATTCCAGAAACTATCCCTATGGTAGAAATGGAAAAATATAAAGATGCGGCTGCTGATTGTTATAATTCTGCAGTAGCTCAAGGATATAAGGTTGATACTGCTGAAAAATCTGCATTGCTTGAAAAAACTTGCAGAGAAAGAGCAGCAGTACAATTTGCTGTACCATCTGATATGATTCCATATACAGGTACAGATTTAATAGATGAATTTGAAGTTCCTCCAGGATATACTCCAGGAGTAGATTATCCAATTCAATTACCAGAAGGCGGCGGATGTTTTAGTTTATCTACAGGAATGCCGGAACCTTGCAGAGATGTGGAACCATATGTTCCTCCAGGAGGATATACACCAGGATATGATATTCCAACTGGAGATTATTATCCAGAGCAACCATTACCAGATGGAAGAAGAATTATTTATCCTACGCCAAGTGAACCAGGAATTTATGATGAATTTGAAACTTTAGTTCCGGGTATGGAACCAGTTCCAGGATATCCGCCAGGTATGCCAACAACCGTTCCAAGTTATCCTCCAGGTGTGACTCCATCATATCCAGGTTATGAACCAGGTATAACTCCATCTTATGAACCAGGAGCACCACCAACTTATGCACCAGGTGTAGAAATGCCATCAGGTGTAGAATGTCCAGATTATCCAGATATGACTGATGCTGAATATTGTTCATATTTTCCACAATGTTGTGAAGACATTCCAGAGGGATGCCCAGATATTCCAGATATGACCGATGACGAATATTGCGCAAACTTCCCACAATGTTGTGAAGAAGCAGGTGAAGCAGAAACTGGTAAATCACCTTGGGAATTTGACACAGGCATATTTGGGTTTTGAGGAATTATGACAAAAATACTATACAATAGAGCAGCAAAAACTTTTATGGATGCTATTAGCGCAGGATTTGACGAAGATGGTGCTTATGAAAAAGTAAAGAAGAAGCACGGAAAAGTATTAGCAGATGCGGTTTATGCTGAGGCATTAACTGAAATGAAGGCGATGAAGAAAAATCCACGCGAAAGACTCGACGTTGTTAAGAATCAAAAAGGTGTAATAAGAATAAATCCAGCCCAATTAAGTATTCTTGTTGACGCACATCGGTCAAAATCAGGATTTTGGTATGCAAAATCTGAAACCCAGTCAATGAACGCAGCAAAATTAGCATCGAAAGATATGCTTAAACGGGTTCCAAACCAAAATCGCGAAGGATATAAATTAACTGATAAAGGTAAATCACTATTAGAAAGATTTTTAAAATCAGTTCATCAATCAGGAAAAATAAGAAGAGATTAACATGGCAGCACAGAAAAACTACAGCAAATACATAGAGTCCGCAATTCGTGAATCTGAAGAACGTGATATACCCACAATACTAAGTAAAACTGGAGTTATAAACAGAAAAGAACTTATAAAATTTTTAAATCACGAAGTTAATCTTGCAAAAAAACCTGCAAAAAAAGGAGACGCTTATTCAGCAGGATATATGGATGCAATGAAGTCAGTTAGAGAATTTATTTAAAGAATGATTAACATGGCAGCAAAAAGAAGAGATTATTTTAAATTAAAAGGTAGTGAAGCCTTTCAAGTAGACAGGACTGGGGCTCCATTAGGCGAGCTTGGAATATCAATACCAAGTCTAACAGATTTAACAAATTTTTTGTCAAATGCAAAGAAAGTTTTGTCAGACACCACAAAATTGGGTGCAAGATTACAAAATATAAGAAACGCAATCGGTAAAATAAAAACCACCAGTGTTCGAAATAATATTGCGCAGAGATTTGCATCTGCGTCTGCAAAATTTACCACAATTTCAAAGCAACTTGATATTATACGAAAAGCTTATTCTGCTGCCGTTAATATAATCAATTCTATAAAAGGTGCGGTTGGACTTAGAGGATTACGTGGAAACGGACTTGGACTGTCTCCACAAGCACTTGCATTAATTCCTACAGTTATAAAAGGAATATCAGTTCTTGCCATTGCAGTTGGAGCAATATACACCATAAATAATTATCTTAGTATGGTTGAAAAGGATATTGCAAAACAGATTCAAATAGAACAAATTACAGCGGCTAGAGAGAAAGAAGCAACACAGGCAGATATTTATAGACACCAGCAAGAGGCAATTTATGAATATCAGGTACAGCAGCCCGCCGTATCAGAATGTCCGGATTTGCCGCAAATGAGCGATGCTGAATATTGTGCAAGATATCCAAACTGCTGTGAAGCTGCGCCAGAGTGTCCAGATTTACCGCAGATGAGTGACGAAGAGTATTGTGCTAGATATCCAGATTGCTGTGAAGCTGCAGAAGGCGGGGGATTTTGGGGTCTTAGTGGAAGAGACCAGAGATGGGATAATGTTCCGCATGTAAGACGCATCGGTGTAAAGATGGCAGGACTTTCAGCAAGGAATAGGATGTATGATAATAAACCCGAACATCAAGTCGCAAGAATTCAAGGACTTGGGTCATCGTCAGACCAGAACAGAATGAATCGCAGAAAGATGGGACTTGAGAAAGCAAGAGACCAGAGATGGGATGTCTTAAGACAAGCACGGCTCAGCGGAATATTCCAGCAACTAAAGAAAGCAATGACAGAGGCAGGTATTTAACATGACAACAAAAATAATAAAAATCACGCATAAACAATTTGATGCGTTGCATGAGGCTATGTTTTCTGATAGATATTTAATACAGAGTCAATCAGACCGTAGAACCGCGAAAACTTTGGAAACAAAAGGACTTTTGAAAGAAAGTAAACAAAGAGATGATGTATATCATCTAACTGTTAAAGGAAAAACACTTTTTTAAAAAGTATTTTCCAAAAAGTATTCCGAGGAATAAATAATTATAGAACCAGGATTTAATATGGCAAGAATTTTAGCACAGAATCCAATTGAAGCAGCACTTTATGAAATGGAACATCTTGGGCTTGGTGATATTGGTGTGCTTGTTAGAAAAACAACTGCACCAACATCAAGACGAAAAACTGCAGCAGTAACAAGAATTCTTCCAGCAGGCGGAGTAGGTGCAAAACCAAGAACAGCAGCAGAGATTCAGCTGGAATCAGAACGCATCAAAGCAGAGACGGTGTCAAAAACTCAACCATCGCTTATTGAGTCTACAATGCAACCTTTTATTCAACTTGGCATGATAGGCATTGGCGCCATTCTTGCAGTGAACTTGCTTCCCCCGATTCTTGAAGCAATAAGTAAAAAGAGGAATTAAAATGAAACTTTTAAACATGCTAATTTCAGCATTTAATGAAATAGATGGAACAGCTCCAGAATATAGAGCTGCAGTGTATGGTAATGGCAGATTGGGAGCAATAAGTCCAGCTGATATGTATAAACAATACCAAACAAGAACACAATTTAAAATGCCTTCTATTTGGGGAACAGCAAAAAAAGTAATCAGTGCACCATTTAAAAAATTCCAGGAAAGACAATCTGCAAAAAAGAAAACAAGAGGAACATATCCGTCCTTACCAGTAACCATTTTGCCGAGAAGCAGAAGCAGAAATAGAAGGTAAAACATGAGTAAATTTTTAAAAAATTTTATAAAATCTGTTGAAAATTTTAATATAATGTTATCAAAAGATGACGGTGGTAAATTATTAAAAAAAAATATCAGAAATGTTATTGCACAACGGTCTGAAGAAGAAGAAGATGGTGCCAAACAATATGATAAATATGCACAAGAATTAAAAGATTATGGTGCACCAACAGAAATAGTAAACGCGTTTCGTTTGATGGCATTAGATGAATTTCAACATCATTTTATTTTAAATAGATTACTTTATGGATTAAAATAAATGCCAGAAAATCTCTATAAGCGGTTTCATCATAAAAATCCAGACCGAGTTCAAAAACTTGAATTTGAAGTTCCAAAAGAACTTACTCGGCTTGGTGTTATTACTGCCATAGAGTATAAAGCCACTCCTCCATCAAAATTTACTGAAGGAACATATCGTCATGAATTTAAGAAGCCAAAATTACTTGCAGCAGATAAGAATGGCGTTCTATATGTTATAAAAGTAAAAATAACCAAACGGGGGATTGAAGGTTAATGTTTAAATTTTTCAAAAAAACAAAACCAAAACCTGAGCCTGTTCGACTTGAAGACCTAATCATAAAAACAAGACAAGTTCGTCCTGGTGTATGGCGTGATAATCCCAGAAAAACTGGCTATACTGAACAGCCATCAGAAAAAGATTGGAAAGAATTTGATGCATATGAAAAAAGAATAGAAGCACGTCACGCTCAAATAAAACAAAATCCCAGATTAAAAGGTCATCATAAAATTTATATTATTCGAACAATGGCCGGTATTCCACTTGGGGCATACGGCGGTCTTGAACTTACAAAAAAATATGCTCAGAAATGGGCAGATAGAACAAATGAACAAATAGCAATTGACGTTATGACGGTGCCAAAGAAATGACAATACAAGAAGACAGCACAAAACATTATCCTGGATTTAAAGGCGGCGCAAAACGTCCAACGTATGAATTCAGATACATAAAAGTTCCTGGTGGGCATAATCACATAAAAGATGAACCTGGATTGTCCACTTTTGTTAAAACAAAATATACGATTACATTCACGTATTACGGCAAAAAGAAAAAGCAGGTAGTTTGGGCAAAGGATGAAAAAGAAGCATTTGAAATGATAAATGACCTTTATCCAGGAATCAAGGGGTCATTGAAGAAAAATCCACGTGGCGCCGGTATTCCGATTAATTCAATGCAACTTGACTTAATGGTAAATGCACATAAACAAAAAGCAGTTTATACAGATAATAACAAAGAAAGAATTGCAATGATACGACTGGTTATTAGTGGACTTATGTGCCCAACCGATAAAGAAGGAGACATATATAAACTTACTTCACATGGAAAAAAATTATTAATTGAATATCTTAAAGAACAGGAGAAATACACATGATTCATCAGGGAATAACAATTCTTGACCAAAATTTAAAACCATGTGATTCTATAGGAATTGGCGGAGATTGGAAAGTAAAAATTTTAGACAAGATTGTCAATTGGGCTAAAAATCAGGATACAAAAATTGTGTCAGTGGTAAGACTTGTTCATCCAGGAGAAGCGGCAGCATTTGGTGTTGATGATACTATTAGTATTGGAACTCAAGGGACAGGAACTGTAAAATTTGGAATTTGGAAAGTATATGGCGATGTGTCAACAATTCCAAAAGGTAATCCTAGACTTACTCAGGAGGAATTACATAAAAAATATTTAAATGTTGCAAAAGATTATTATATTAAGGCTTCTGATGTGAAAAGATGGGAGAAAATAAAAAAACAATCATATCGTCCATTTACTCCAAATACTCATTATATTCCATTTACTAAATCAAATCCCAGAAAGAAAGAAATGAACATGGGTGCACCTGATAAAAAAGCTTCACTGTCAAAAATATTAGATGAAATTGACGAAACGCCAAATGAATATAGATTCAGAATGATGCCACCAAGTAAATTCCACGAAGATAGTCTCAAATACGGCAGCAAATCAATTACCACAGGCGTCCGTGCAATTTATGGATGTTTAAAAGATGCATGGGCACCACGATTACAAAAATGTAAAAAAGGCATGGTTATGCAGTCATTACGATTAAGCAAAGATGTATTTCATTCAGCAACTGAAGCAGCAGGATGGATTGCAAAACATACAAAACCCAGGAGAGAATAATTATGTCAAAATTTAATCAAGCAATATTTGTCGGTGGAGCGTTAGGCGCACTTGTTGTTATCTTAGGATATGCAGCAATAAAAGACTATAAAAATTATCGCAATCAGCCTCCATTAACAACAGTATCGAGATTTGGAAATAAATCCAGATTTGCATTAGATGGATTGGGAGTAGGAAAAAGTTATACCTTCCCAAGAAATTCAATGCCGGTAGACCCAACATTTGTGAAAGAGGTTTAAATTCTTTAGTTTTTACCAAAAGGTTATAAACCACAAAAAGAAAATAGTATCATATAAACAGAGGAAAAATGTCAGAATTACCATTAAAGCATTATATTATCTTAGCCGGATTGTTGTTTACAGTAGGTATAGCTACTAATTTAATTGGTGCATATGCTTGGAATACGTATTTGAATAAACAAAAAGAAAAAACAATCATAGCAAAATTAACAGCTATTCGTGCAGCGCAAATAAGAAAAGGGAATAGTTATACCGCAGCACATTCAGCAAGAATTATAGAAGGAGATAGGCGATATTAATGACTGACACTAAATCTTTTCTCTGGGTATTTATACTTGGACTTGGAAGTGCTTTTTTAGCAAATCATGTTTATCAGACGTATGTAATTGACAAACCAGTAACCAAAAAACAAATTGCAGATACTATGGATAGAAAACTTAAGGTGGTTTAAATGTCAAAAATTCTTAATGAACTAAGACACGTAACTAATACAGACCTAAAGAAAATAGAACACATAATGAAAAAAGATATTGACGTTCTTGAAGAGATGAGCGAACGAGACCACGCGTGGAGCAAAAATTTAGAAAAAGTTGGCTACAAAGATTTAGCTAAATTTTACAAAGGGTTAGCAGAAAAAGCCACAGAATTATCAGAAGAGTACATATCACTTCAAGTTGAAATTGATGAAAGAAAGGAAATGTAGGTGACTACCATGGGTAAGAAAATCGGCGAAGAGAAAATCAAAAAGAAAGATGGATATATCTATTATGTAGGTAAAGATGGATACGTCCACGAAGCAAAGATGAATAGAAAAGGAAGAAAGAAGGGAACTTAAATGAAACTAGATTTAATAAACATGGCCGCTCTCGGTATCATATCATATCTTGGATATAAAGCATTCTCAGAAGGTATTCCGTCAGACCAGATGGCACAAAGTGTTACTGCAGCACCCGCAATGGTTCGTAAAGTTGTAAGACGACGGGTCAGCGCATAAATTAAATTTTGAAAACGGAGAAAGACCCCGTATGGACTCAGCAAAAATATTAGAAAAACTTTCAAATGATATGTCAACAGTAACCGCTGGAATGACAGACATGAGAGCGGAGTTAGGGGTCGTGTCAACAAAAGTTGACCATTCGATTGAAATTCACGAAACCATTTGTAAATATCATGAGTCACAATTTAAAACTCATGACGAACAAATAGAACAATTGCAAAAAGACCAAAAAGACATAAATCAATCTATGTCGGCTTCCGCGGGGGCATTAAAATTAAGTTCTTGGCTCGTTGCAACGGTGATTACCCTAGTTGGTATTTATATTGCATTTGTTCCTAAATGATTAAATACTTGGCATACATATAAAGAGATAAGAAGAAATGGCAGCATACGACGAAGAAATTGCAAGAAATCTTTACGGTTTACAAGAAATGATTCAATGTCAATCAAAGCCAGCTTCTGCACCTGTTTCGGTTATGAGAACAATGCCAAGACAAGGGCAGAGTGTCGGAATTTCTGATGGAACTGTTGTAAAGTTTGCAATGATTGTTGGAATAATGGTCGTTGCATATATGATGATAAAAGGTTCATCAAATTATTCTCATCAAGGTAGAAGAAATTAAAATAAAAGGTGATTATTATTGTAGCATCGGTCAGGGTCAAAGAAATTAACGGAGCAGCTCCAGGAACATTTGCAACAATTACAACTGCAAGATTTGCAACAATGGATTCAAACAATCCAGGAATATCAAATCCTATTCCTATTCCTACAACAGGAGTTAGACGCGCATATAAAAAAGCATTTGCTCTTGCATTTGCAGGAACTTTCACACAAATAAATAATGTGACTATTTATACAGATGGCACTGACTTCGGGACAGGAATTCTTACATTGATAGGTTCAAATGTAGGGGCAGGATGTCATGTACTTGGTTCATATAGAGCCGCATTAGGACAGTTAGGAGTTGACGGGTCACTTTTAACGTATGCAAGACAGGCAGGTAGTGTAATTACAGGAACGGGTTCATTCTTTACATATACATCTGGGGCTAAAAAACTTGTTGGTTCACAGATATTTGCAGCTGCAGGAACCACAAGGTTTGTTGCATTGCAATTAAAAGTAGGGTCAAATGCAGTGCAAGGTGTTCTTTCAAGTGAGACAATAACTTTTACGTATGACGAAATTTGAGGTGAATCATGAAAGGGTTTGATTCACTTGCATATATTTGGTTAGCAGAATATCGCGATGGTGCAATATTAAAACAATTTGAAATTGATGGAAAAGAACATCTTTTTTCTGAAGTTGACCAATTAAAATTAAAAAGATTTGGATGGATTCCAGTTGACTCTAGTTTAAAGCCAATCAGTATTTCTCTTAATGAAGGAGATAAATTAATTTGTTATAGAAAGAATTTTCTTTCTTTTATGACTGGTGCTCAAAGTGTAGTATTCGTTCTTGGAAAAATAGGACATCCATTAATTTGGATATTTGCAGATGAAATTGTAATTACAGAGGAAAATATATGACTGATTTGGTAACAAATTTTGGAAAAGCAACAGTTTCACTTGGATATCTTTCTACTGATTTAACAATAGTTCTCACAGCTGGTCACGGAGCAAAATTTCCATCAGCCGCGACTGCTAACAGTGCAACACATTTTAATGTTGTTTATTATAATTCAACAGATTATCCAGACCCAGCAGATGACCCTAACGTTGAAATTGTTCGAATTACAAATCGTTCTACTGATACATTAACTGTTGTTCGTGCACAAGAAGGAACAACTGCAACCGATAAAAATATTGCAGGAAAAACATATAAAATGATTCTTGCGCCAACAAGAAAAACAATTTTAGATTTACAAATAAAAGAACCTTCTGAATATGTTACAACAGTGTTACATGGAAACACTCCTCATAGAGATGCAGGTGTAGCATTTACCATTGGCTCTTTTATGAAATATGGAAACATAAAAAAACTTACAATTCGCGGAAGTTATACATGTGGAACTTTATATTCTTGGGCGGCGTATGCAAGTAATTTAACAGGAATAACTCCAGCGCTTGGAAGTATTGCATTTTATGGAAAAACTGGAACGGTAATCATTGATGATTATGTTGGTTTGGATAATGAAATTATGCGAATCTCTGGAACCGCTGGAGCATATCTTACTGTAACTAGAGGCGTGAAAGGTACAAACCCCACTTATCACGAACACGCTGCAGTTATAACAAAAATGATAAACGGTGTTCGTGTTGCTTTATATCCAAATAGTTTTAAGAAAGAGGCAACAAAAGTTTTAGAGTTGAATAATGCCTTTATTTATTCTGGACTTACTTTTGGTTCAATTAATGTAAGTGGTACTGTAATAAGAATGACTGCGGTACCAAGAAATCTTAATAGTAACGATTATATTTTAGTTCAAGATACAATACCAGAAACTGCAATTGTCCAGAAAACATTTGGAAGCGCAAGAGGTGCTTCAGATAATACTATATTTGTAAAAGGAACGCTTGCGCTTCATGTATCTGCAAAAAATGTTCAGAAAGTTATAACATATGACATACCAACTCCATATAAAGGGTCTTCTAATACTTTATACGGGCATCTTTATATTGATGAAAGACTTCCTGCTGGAACAATTGGTATAACACTTGGAATTACCTGTGATAAATTTGGAAGTATAGCACTAGGTTGATATTATGCCAACCGTTGATAATAGAATTTTAGAAGCTCTGAAAAGACAGCAAGTAGTGACAGAATATATTGTTTATCCTCAACAAAATTCAAATATAGAAAATTATCAAATTTTACTTTCTAATGTTCCTTCTACGTCAAAAGAAGACGTTCTAGTTGTGCATAAAAATAAAATTATTCCGCATTGGGTGGAATCAAAAGGAAAAGTGTGGACAAAAATTCCAAACTTATTGACAAAAACACCATTAAAAATATATACATTAACTGGTAATCCTTCTGCCGCATCCGCAAGCAACGGGACGAATACGTTTGTGGCATGGCATGGTGTAGCAACATCAAATTTTCATGATAGTAATATTATTCCATCCGGCTCAATTATATATGAGGCAAAAGGAAGGTCTACAATTGTTTCCGGTAATGAAGTATTGATGTGGGGGATAGGTGTAGATGGAAATCTTGAAATTAATTCTGGAACGGATGGTGTTGCATTAAAGTCATATGAATGGAGTAGTGTCCCTGGTAGATATTTTTTAACAACGAATGGAGCAGCATATACACAGGTTCAAGGTACTGGTGGAAAATATGGATATAATGTATGGAAACAACTTAAAATAGTTATTGATTCTACACCGAGCGCACATGGTTATGTTGACGGGGTTGAACAGGCAACTGGAATTACTACTAACTTACCGAACGAAAATTTAGGATTAGCGATGTATACCTCGGCGGGAACAATGGCTCAAGAATATTCATTTGTCCGCAAATACGCCTCGCCTGAGCCGATTGTTAAAAAAATTAGAACTTTAAATAAATCATTATTACTCAAAGAATTGATGAGGTAATTTATGTCGTACGGCTCTTTTGAGTACGGTGGAGCTGCATATGGTGGGGCAGTTGTAGCACCAACAAAAACTATAACTTATACACTTGATGCACGTATTTTAAAACAAGCTACACTTTCATTTACAATAGATGCACGTGTTTTAAAAACGCAATCAAATACATTTACATTAAATGCAATATTATTAAAAACGCAATCAAATACATTTACATTAAATGCAATATTATTAAAAACGCAATCAAACACATTTACACTAAATGCAGCATTATTAAAAATTGATATAAAAACCTTTACTTTTGATTCAGCATTATTTAAGTCAAATATAGTAAAAACTTTTACCATCAGTTCAACATTATTAAAAGCAGATAATTTAAAGACATTTACTTTTGATTCTGTATTATTAAAACCTATAACAAAAACTGTTGTGTTTGATTCAGCATTATTAAAAACTATATCGGCGTCATTTACTCTTAATGCAAATCTTTTAAAAACAAATGTAGCTCAGTTTACAATAGATTCAATTTTGGTTTTTAATCGCACAAAAACTTTTACAATAGATTCAAAATTAGTATTTTTTACCACATATACAAAAACATTTGGTCTTGATGCAAAACTTGTTTTTGCAAAGTCTACAGTGCTTACAATAGATGCGTGGACATCATATAAGGAGCAAATATATCAGATGCAAGCAGATATTGCAGACCTTAAGGCAAATGGCGTGGGTGGTGGAGGAGACGTGACGGTTGGAACATTATATGGGTCTGACGGAATAAAGAATTGGTGATTAAAATGATTCATGAATTAAGAAAAAAAGGATTAATTTACATACGAAAAAGCAAAACAATTACTGCTGGAGAAATGGGAGTGTTGTTAGCAAATTGGATTTCTCCTAAATATGATGAAACTGAAGATGGTTATGAGATACAAACAAAAGCAGAAATAACACATTTAGGAAATGCCATAGCAACTAATTTATTTTATGAGATACAATACGGTGAAAAATGGCGGTTTGACTATCAAATTGCTCCTCCTAATCGTCCATTAGAATTTCCAGTTTCGTTGCCGGTTGAAACCGAGGATATAAATATTATAGTAGATAATAAAAGTACAGCAGATGCGGTTGCAGAAATTTGCTTGATTGGAATTTATGAAAGAGAAAGATTTTCAGTTATTGAAAAGAGACGGCCTACTGCAATTCATTCATCAAGATTGGCTTCGGTTGACGGAAGACGGGTAATATGAATAAAGGAAAAAGAACAGAGGAGCAGAATAGAAAAAATTCAGAACGACAAAAAGGTAAACGAACTGGTGCAGATAATCATTTCTTTGGTAAACATCATACACTTGAAGCAAAAAAAGCAAACTCAGATTGGCATAAAGGAAAAACACAATCTGAAGAATCAAATAAAAAACGGTCTATTGCACATAAAGGCATACCTTGTTCAGAAAAAGCTAAGAAAAAAATATCGATTGCAAATATTGGTAGACGTCGCACAGAAGAACAAAAGAAGAAAATGTCAATAGCACATAAAGGAATACCTACAGGAAGAACTGGTGAAAAAAGTCCAAATTGGAAAGGCGGAATATCTTTTGAACCGTATTGTTCAAAATTCAATAAACCTTTAAAAGAAAAAATTCGTGATAAATTCGAACGGAAATGTTTTCTCTGTAATAAACCCGAGTCTACTGAAAAAACTTGTTTATCAGTTCACCACATTGATTATGATAAAGACCAAGGATGTAATGGAAAAACTTTTGAATTAGTTCCTTTATGCAGAAGTTGTCATTCAAAAACAAATGGTGAACGAGAAGAACAACAAATTATGATTATAAATAAATTGAGGGATATGAATGACACTTGTAACTAAAACAAATATGGTAACAAAACCTAGCGGTGATTATTTTTATACTTATATTCCTTCTGAAATTGCACAAAAGTTAGGATTAAGAAAAGGACAAGAACATCTTATATGGGGGTTGTATGGAAGTAAAGCAGAGATTACAACATTACCACTTGATGTTGCAAGAAAAATTCTTTCTGATATTCAACCACAAATTACTACTGCTACTAAAAAATCGCCAAGAATTTTTATTAAAAATGGTAGAGCTACCGATGACGATTTGATTTAAGCTAAAAACCGTACATTGACCGTACTTTCTTTTTTGAACCGTGGCTTTACTATTAATAAAAAACATAGTATCGGTAACAATAAAAAGTTCTGTGTAGACGTTCTGTCTACAAATCAATCAATAAATAAATAAAAGAGGTAAAAATATGTATGGCGAGTCACTCATGTTAGTGAACCCAAGAAAGACATCTAAGCGTTCAATGCTTGGAAAACTTGGAATGGGCGGAAAATTGACCAGAGGCGTCACAATCTACGACGCAGCGACAGGCGCAGCGGGCGCAGTTGTAGTATTGGTACTTCCAAAAATGGCACCCAGCGGGTGGGGCTATGGCATCAAAGGTGTCATGACTTCAGCACTAGTAACGGTAGCCGCAGGGGCAGTAACCTATATGGCAACAAAGAACAACAGATACGCATACGCAGTAGTTCTCGGCGGAGCAATCATCACGGGCCTTAGGGCATTGAAGGTTATCACCAAGACAGCAGGCGTAAGACCGATTGGTCTCGAAGGTGCAGAAATGGCCGGACTTGGGCAAATCCCAGAGGAAGAGCTTCTTACCGGTATCGACGCATATCGTAGCGATGATTCAGTAAAGGTGTTATAAAATGACAGCACTCGATTTAATAGTCGGCGAAACAAAATTCCTCGTCGGCGAAAGAATGAAAATAATGAACGAAGCCTTTAGGGCAGCAGTTCAGAAAGCAGAAGAGGCATGGGGTCTCAAATACGGCGGCATGTATCCACAAGCCGGCGAATTCGGTGTAACAACCATCAGACCACGGCACATGCAGCACGGCACAACTTCAAACGTTCCAGAGAGCTGGGAGTTTGCATTAAGCACTGTTGGATGGGCAACCCTCGTCAATAACAATGTAATCCAAGATGTCTATCTCGGTATTGTCGGTTTTGCATTCCCTAATGTAAAGAAAGCAATCAACCTGATGCAGATAGATGCAGGTGGACAGACATTGCCAGTTATCGACATTGAAGAGACTCACGCATACGAAGAGCCAATGGTGCTTTTCAAACAGCCACTGGTCATTCAAGAAAATCAGCCTGTAAAAATCCAGGTCAGCAATGACACACCAGTAAGGCAGAAAGTCATCCCACTCGGATTTGCACTCGTCAAGACCGCGAAACTGATAAGTCAGACTCCAACTTAAGCGTCTAAACCATAGGTGAATAAAATGGCAAAGACGTTTTATATCTTAGGAGAAATAACCCCGAAGCGCCCCGGCGAGTCGAAGATAGTTATCGGCAGGGCAATTTTAGCTCCGGGTAAAGAAGCAGTACATGCTGAAGATGTAAGACTCCGTCGGATGATTTCATTCGACGCAAATAGTTTTGTTCCAGGAACACTTGGGATAGTAAATGCAGCTGGTACAGGTCTTGTTTTTACAACAAGATTAAGTCCCAGAATAGCAGCAGCAGTAGCATACGCAAGTATCTCTCCTGCCCCAAGGAACTTTGCATCCATTGTTGTGATACGCGGTTCACTTAACGGAACAAATCTTATGAGCACAACCAGGAATGGTAGCGTTGCATTCAACTTTATGGCAATAGGTGAATAAGATGGTAAAAACATTTTACATATTTGGAGAAATAAATCCAAAGCACCCACATGAACCAAAAATAGTTGTAGGACGTGCTGTGCTCGGGCAAGCTTCAGAAGCAGTACATGCTGAAGATGTAAGACTCAGACGCCTTATCCACTTTGAAGCCTCTGGATTTTTAGCAGGAACATTAACAAACATGGTTGGTACATGCATTCAAGTAAGATTGCATCCCAGACTTGCAGCAGTTCCTAAATACGGAAGCATCACGCCAACGCCAAGAAATGCAGCATCACTTGTTGTAGTTTCAAGAGCGCTTAACGGAACAAATCTCGGCGGTGCAACTAGAAATGGTAGCATTGCATTTGATTTTGTGGCGATAGGTGAATAAAATGGCAAAGACGTTTTATATCTTAGGAGAAATAACCCCGAAGCGCCCCGGCGACCTTAAAATGGTTATCGGGCGTGGTGTACTTGCACCAGCAAAGGAAGCAGTGCATGCAGAAAATATCGGATTAAGAACTTTGGTAAATTTCAAAGTCACAGGTTCTAATGCAATAGCAGGAAGAGCCATTGGCGCAAAAATGACACCAAGACTTGCAGCAGTTCAAAAATACGGAAGCATTAATCCCGATGTAAGAAACGCAGCATCGCTTATACATACAGCAGGCGCAATAGTAGCGGGTTCAATCAGTTTTGATTTCGTAGCATATGGTGAATAATCTTCACCAACCCTTTTATTTTTTTGCTGGGTAAATCATAATAAACTCTAACTCAAAAAATTAGGAGTAAATACTAATGACCAAATGGATAGAAGAGGGACACTTTGTCTCTTTCGATAATAGGTTCTTCTGGGTTGTTGGTTCTGAAAAAAGCCGGTATGTTTATAATTGGACAGTAGTATTAGCCGGACAAACAGAGGCAGCAGCAGAAGATATAGAGAATCTTAAGCCCCTTTCACTGGATAGATTATTCCAGATAGCAATGGGCGTCCCTGATGGTGTTCTTGCATACGTCAAGATACCAACAGATAAAGCAAGATTCGGTACAGATAAGGTTCCAGAACAGTCAAGTTCAAACAGATTTGTAGGATGGGTAGATGCAAATATGTCTCCATTCACAAGACCGTCATTGACTGATACAGAATTCTTCACGCAGAAAGTGGGTAACTATGAATTCCCAAGAGTAGTTTTGTATAATCAGACCAAGAGAAGGATGAAACCATCTTTAAGATTTGATGTAAACAGAATGATTCTGCAAGAAGTCACAAATCCGGAAACCGTAGATAAGCTGGTAAAGAAATTTATACCAAGTAGACCATTGACATTGACAGGCTTACCATCCGTAAGAAGCGGAAGAGGATAAATCATGGCAGAAGAAGGCGCAAACGCACCCAAAATCATTATAGTAAGGAAGGAAATTTATAATCCTTCCCTTGAAAGATACGTGTCAGAAGAACTTCCAACCGTTACGGTAAACAGGCAGAGAATACGACCATCATGCACAGCCAATGCGGCATTTGCATCCCATTACATTGGGTCAGGCACCGCAGCAACTGGAGCAGGAACTGTAGGATACGGTTCAGTTGGTAGACTTGTTTATTTGAATATATTCACCACACAGCCACAGACATTCTATATGAAGGACAGAAAAGGCACCCTTGGGTTCCATAACTTCATAGCAGCTGGTGAGAAGACAATTCAAGGTGAAGCAGGAAAACCCATACGTGTTGTAGAAGGAACATTCATCATTGCGGGTCTCGGCTCGTTACCTGGTGGAACTTATACAATAGACTTCGAACTTGTTAAAAGGAGTCAGAAGTGGTAATCCACTTCTCCTTTTAATTTAAAATAAGGAGGCTATTATGCAAGGAGTTCTCAGAACACAAAAAGTAAAAAACACTGCAAGAAATAAAAGCCATACAATGGGTATTCAGCAAGGAAGTGTTGCAACAAAATTTGGGACAACATTATATTATAAGTCGTTTCCAACCGCATTTGCAGCAGCCCCAGACGGATTACAATTAACTCCACGAACAGGAACTGTTGTAACAATGGTGTATAAAAATCTTAATCCAGGAAGTTTCAATGTTGTTGGAACACCAGTGAATAAATATGTGTGGTATAGTGCATACGGAAGCTTAACAGTATAAGAGGAAATATGACAATAACTGATGCAATAACAGATACAGTAGAAGTCTTAACAGACAATTTTATAGCAATTGGTATTGTTGGCGTGTCATTATATTTGGCCGTAACAACCAATACACCAGAATGGTTAATAGCCTTATCTGGTCTAATTGTGAAAGACTATCTGCCATCAATGAAGCAGAAAACAGAATAAACATAAATCTGTCGGAGAGGACATCCTCTCCAAATTTTATTATTATCAGGTTATCATGGAACAGCGCAAAAAAGGTTTCAATCAATCAATGGACGACACATCAAAAGACGTAGACGCCTTTGCGGTAGATATTGCAAGAGCAATTAAAAAGCATCTTGGAGGAAAGAATGCTACGGGAGTCGGCGAAGAAATGGCAAATAGATTCACTGACCCAACAAAAGACCCAATGTCAATAAAAGATGACAAGGGGCATTTTACAGTAATGTATCCACCATCAAGTGGACAGAGCACAGGGTCAAAAACAGTAGACGCAAATACAATACGAATTGACTTCTGGGACGGTTCTGTATGGGTAGGAGAAGCGGTTCAATCAAACGGTTTGACTAAATCATTACAGATGACAGGCCAAGAATCGATGCAGTCACTCTTTATAAGAGTTTCAAAAGCATGCAGACTTGTGATTGATGGACAGGGAGAAAGAATCATTGCAGGGGACTTCATTATAAGAGGTATCCCAATAAAAGCAATTGAACTTACTTCAACTGACTTGGGTTCATTCACGTTTAATCTGCTTGCATCATCAAATACAGATGCAGTTTTTAATGACGAATCAGAATCATTTCCAATCGAAAAGGCCACAGTAAGACAAATACAAATTGCTGCAGCTACGCACTTTTTAAATGCAGATATTGAACCAACAAATGCACCAACATATTTGAAAACAGCAGTGGCGTTATCACAATCTGGAGTTTTGAGTGCAGTTTACAATTATAATGGAGGAAGCGCGACCGTACAATTAAATGGCGGGAGCGCACTGACCCCAAATGTTTTATATCAATTTGATATTCCAGCAAATGTTGGAGATAAGGTAAATTATCAGACGTCAGTTGCAGGAACGATTCAGGTCTTAAGAGTACACGAAACACCAGAAGTTTAATAGTGACAAGGTGCTACGCAGGGAGGTCTAATCAGCCTCCTGTCTTTCAATAAATTTATATACTTTTCTGTCAATTAAGTTATAACATGAAGGACAGTTATCCGGTTATTCCTACATTATGTCAGTGTGGTTGTAACGAAGTTATTTGGCACAGAGGACAGAAATATTTACATGGACACAATGGTAGATTTCGTGTGTCTTGGAGTAAAGGATTAAATAAATATAATCATCCTTCTATATTAAAAATGTCATTAACTTTAAAGAAAAACGGAATAGTACCACCATCAAGAAAAGGAAAACCATCGCCAAGAAAAGGAAAATATTTAACTGAGGAACATAAAAAAATTATGAAAGAAGTAAATATTGGTAATAAAAATGCTCTTGGCCATACTCCAGCAAGAAATTTCAAAGAGAAAAATGGGAACTGGCAAGGTGGGTTGTCATTTCTTCCATATTGTGAAAAATGGACGAAGGAATTAAGAGAAGCAGTAAGAGAACGAGACGGATATATTTGTCAACTATGTGGTAAAAAACAAAAAGAATTAACTGGACGATTTAAGAAATTATCAGTTCACCATGTGCACTATGATAAAGAAAACTGTTATCCAGACTTGATTATATTGTGTAATTTTGATAATAGCAACGTCAATTTCAATCGCAAACATTATGAGGAATTATTTATGAATAAGTTGAATGATAGAGGATTGTTATTCTGGACTAAGGAGAAACTATTATGAAAATATTATGGTATGGGAACAGCGTCTGGACGAATTCGGGCTATGGTAGATGTGCTAAATATATTACTTATGGATTAGCGCGAGCGGGACATCAAGTCGGAATTCAAAGTAATTTTGGGCTACTTGGAGGAATCGTTAATGATGGATTAGTTACCCATTATCCTCAAGGGGGCGGTTTTTCTGAAGGCGAACTGTTTTCAAATTATGTTGCTGATAAGTTTGACATGATTTGTGTGCAATATGACCTGTGGGCTTTGGATTCAGTTCCAGACCGCATACGGCAAACCAATGCAGTATTCTGTCCATACACTCCACTTGACCATGAATTTATTACACCAAGATTAAAACCAAAGTTGGATGCATCGTTTGAAATAATTGCAATGTGCGATTACGGCGAAAAATTACTCCGGGCAGATGGATACAAAAATGTTCGAACAATTTACCATGGAGTAGATACTGAATTTTATAAGCCATCTGAAAAACCAAAAGAGCAGTGTAAGCAATTGATTGGCTTCAGCGGAAAAGACTTTGTAATCGGCATGGTAGCAATGAATCGCACAGGAAGAAAAGATATTCCAAGACAGCTTGAAGCAATCGCCACATTCAAAAATAATCATCCAGAACTTTCAACCAAAGTTTATCTCCATACAAATCTGTTTCAGCCGGATGGTGACAGATTAAAAGAAATCATTGATTACCTCGGATTAGGAGATTGTGTTCGAACACCAGCAGACCGCGAATATTCATTAGGATATACTGACGTAGAAATGTCCACCGTCTATAACGGTTGTGATGTAATGTTGCAGGCATCTCAATCAGAAGGATTTGGAATGCCAATTGTAGAAGCGATGGCATGTGGTACTCCGGTTATTACTTCTGATACCACAGCAATGACTGAAATGATTAAACCAGTAACACCAGAATTCTTAGTTCAACCACTGGATACAACATGGATTGGTTCAATACCGGCTAAAGTTGCTATCATGGATAGAAAAAGCATGGTAGAAAAACTTGAACTTGCCGCATCCACAGATTTATTAAGTATGAGTGACAAATTATCTTTATACGCCCATAAAAAATATGACTGGAATAAAATAATCCCGCAGTGGATTAAATTAGTTGAAGATGTTGGAAAGAGAATTGAGGACGAATGTATTAAAGTTCCTGATGTTTAAAATAATAGGTTTGGAGGAAAATAATGTCAAAAGAAGATAACGCAAGAGCACATCAAATCGTGGCTCGTTGGATTCGATTACTTGATGAAGAAAGAGAACGTCTAAAAAATATTTTTGATGAAGAAAAACCCAGAATAGACGAACTTATTGGGCTAGTTGGAGAAGTTCGTGCAATTGATATATGCCGTCAGGCAGCACTTGATAATGGATTCGACACATATAAACATAAAGTAGATTGGTTTTATGTTGATGCTCCGGCGTGGAAATAAATATGAAAATATTATTTTTACAAAACTATAATTTTGAGCTATAATTATGCCAAAAGGAAGCCCTGGTGTTAAAAAAACAATTACTCATAATCAGATAAATTCTGCATCTCAGTTGCTGAGAAATAGATTTATAGAACAACATGGAGTTTTTCCTCCAATATTTGATTTATGTCATTGTCTTGAGATTAATTGTAATGAAATAGTATGGGGCGGTAAACAATATTTGCATGGACATAATCAAAGACATAAATATAGTTGGAATAAAGGATTAACAAAAGAAACAGATAAACGCATTAAAGAAATATCTATACGTGCAAAAGGTCATGGAATGAAGTATGTGCGTAATGGTATAAATAAACAAGAAGAAAAGATATTGCAATTTCTTGAACAGATTGATGCAAATTGGAAATATGTTGGTGACGGAAAATTTTGGGTTGTACGAAAAAATCCAGACTTTATAAATCGAAAAACAAACCAAATAGTAGAATATTTTGGAGACTATTGGCACTATAATAAAGGACATGACGAAAGATGGCAAGAAGAAATATTGCGTCAAGCACACTTTGCAAAGTATGGATATAGGTGTATTATTGTCAATTCTCAAATATTTAAGTTAAATGACCCAATAGATTATCTGTCTGAAAAGTTATTAAAAGAACAAGAACAATTTTGTATTGAAATATTGGAGGACTTATGTTGAATATTTTATGGTTACAAGACTATAATTTTTTGTTAGAATCTGGTGGTGGAGCTGAAATAAGTGACAGCATAATTTTTGCGTATGGTTTAACACAATTGGGGCATCATATCGAATTAATGACACCAAAGAATATACAGACAGAAAATATCGAATCATATGACATTGTTGTTGTTAGTAATGTCACACAATTTAATAAAAATATATTATTTAATATCATGTCACGTGCAAAACAAGTAGTATTTTATGCGCATGATTATTTTGACCACTGTAAGTGGAGACTTTATAAAAACAATCGTGAGACCTGTAGAACTACCTGCCCGAGATTAAGAGATTTTGGTAGAGAATTTTGGAGTTATGTTGATAAAGCAGTATGGCTGTCATCAAAACATAGAGAATCATATCTATTTTCTATGCCAGAGTTAGTAGAAATTCCGTATATTTTGATGCCATCACCGATTGATATATGGGAAATTGATGAAATTAAAGAAGAAATTAAACGAATCCCTAATACTGTGATTGGTGGAAATGTTTTGCCATTTAAAGGTGCAAAAGAAATTCTTAAATACTGTCGTTCTCATCAGGAATATACTTTCAATTTCATTGGAGCAGAGCCAGAAAACATTAGTGAATTTCCTTCAAATGTAAATTTTATTGGAAGAGTAAATCATAAAGATGTTTATAGATTAATGAAGTCACACGAATTTGCAATCGAATTACCAGCGACTATTCAGCCTTACGAAAGGTTTGTTAGTGAAAGCGTATTGTGTGGATGTAAAATAATAGGAAATGATAATATTGGCGCAATGTCATATTCATGGTTTGATGATTACAATGAACACAAAAAACAGGTTTCAACATCACCGAAACTTTTTTGGAAATTCATCGAGAGTTTATTATGAGAATAGCAATAACCGGACACAGTCTGGTGCATCCCCGCCAATATAAGTTGGCAGATACACTCGGAAAAACAGAGGATGTAATAAATATTTGCCCCAGTCAGTGGGGAAACGAATTTGCTCCTAAAAATGCAATTGGCATTCCGCCACAATTTTTAGACCCACGGCACCCAAATATGATGCAATATTTCCTTGGACAAAATATGTTTACGGAGGCTTTTAAATTTACTTTGCCTGAACTTATTTATTGCCAGGAAGAAACTTTTTCTCTTTATGCCAAACAATGCGCAGTTATGGCAGAAGCGATAAACTGCAAGCTGGTATATTTCAATTGGGAGAATAAGGTTACTGATTTACCAGCCCAAATGCAAGAAATAGAAAAAGAAAATCTAGAAGCAGCAGACTTGGTAATATGTGGAAACCCAGAAGCTGAACTTAGAATACGTGGCTTAAATCCAGAGGTAAAAACGAAAGTGATTCCGCAAACAGGAGTCGACACAGAGTTATTTGCGCCGATGCCAGAAATAGAGAAACCATATCATATTGGGTATATCGGAAGATATGTTCCTGAGAAGGTAAATATTTTTCATAAATTTGTACAAGAGCACATGCATTTAAAAGCATTATCAGTAGGCGGGAGAGGCGATGGGCTGCCAATTTCAGTCAATCTTACAATACAACCGTGGATTGAATACGAACATTTGCCCGAATGGTATAACATGATACGAGTTTTCATGCATCTGCCGCACTCACAAATTAATGGCTTCAAAGAACAATTTGTTTATACCATTGGAGAAGCACTTGCATGCGGACTGCCAGTGATTTGTTCTGATAATGGTTCATTGTTATCAATTTATGGTACAGCACCAAATGTTTTCTTTGTTGAAGAAGGAGAACAAGGACTAATACAAGCTGATTATTATGTGAACAACATAATTGACTATACATATGGTAATTTAAAATCCTATCCAAAAGAAGGCAGATGCTGGGTCGAAAATAACATATCATTACAGTCAATTGCAAATAAACTTATAACAACATTTAACGAATTATAGGAAATAATATGACGTTATGCGCATGTGGTTGTGGTGAGCAAATTATTCAAAAAGTATATCACTGCAATCGTCCTGTAAAATATCTCCGTGGACATCACATGCGAGTGAAACATCATCGTAAAGGAAAGAAAAAATCTATAGAAACCATAGAAAAATTTAAACAGACACGACGATTAAATATAAAAGTGGCACCACTTTGGTTATGCGAATGCGGATGTAATGAAATTACGTTTGGTGGCAAAAGATTTATTTGTGGGCATGATAGAAGGAATATTCCACAATCAAATGCAGCAAAGAGAAAACTTTCAATTGCAAATACAGGACAACACATTCATTCTGAAAAACAAAAAAAAATATGGTCTAAGCAACGAAAAGGAACACGGTGTGGTAAAAATAATCCAAGATATGGAAAAATTGCTGCAAATGGTGCAGGTCGCGGAAAACGTTCCTATTATATTTCACCGCTTCAAGGACAAGTCTGTTTTCGTTCTTCATATGAACTCGCATACGCCAAATATCTTGATTCAATCCATGAGTTATGGATGTACGAGATGGAAACATTTGATTTAGGAAACACAACATATACTCCCGATTTCTTCTTACCACGAAGAGAGCTGTTTATCGAAATCAAAGGATACATGAGCGAAAAATCTCAACAAAAGATTAATAAGTTTAATGAACAATATACATTTAATCTGGAAATTATCGGATTAAAAGAATTAAAATTATTAGGAGTAAAATGAATAATATTATCAAAGGTGCATTATTCTTATGCGGCATTGATATTCTATTCAATGAAGGCCGTGTAACAAGAGAGGTTATTACCTTCTTTAAAATAAGAGCTAAAAAATTAAAAATAGAAACACCATCAGAAGAAGAACTCGTAGATTTATGTTTCGGGTGTTAAAAATGGAATCAATACGAAAAGCGTTTTGTGCATTACTAAAGAAAAGATATCCAATAAATGTATTGCCATGTTACATTGGAGATATTCGGTGCCATATGAAACAGTGTAAAGTAAGAATGGCAAACAGTGTAGAAATAGGACAAATGGAACTTTTGCGTTCGCAAGATTTGGAAACAGAATTAAAACAGATTGAACTTGAAGTAGCAGCGGAGCAAGCAAAGAAAGTAACAGTATGAATCTAAATATCGGTTGCGGTAACCAGAGATATAAAAATCTTTTAGGTGTTGATGTAAGAAAAACACCAGCGGTAGATGTTCAAGCAGATATAAGAATTCTTCCGTTTAAAGATAATTCTATTGATAATATTGCGGCTGAGGATATTGCCGAACATTTTAGGAGACAAGAATTTCCTGACGTGGTTAAAGAGTGGCATCGGGTTTTAAAAAGTAATGGTGTTTTAAGAATCAAGACGCCTTACTTCAGTTTTCTTGTTCAACTATTTACTTTAGGAAAAATTCCACAAGTAGAAGCAGCAAGAAAACTTTATGGTAATCAAGATTATCCAGAGAATACCCATTATACATGCTATGACCCAGCAGAACTTGGGGTGGTATTAAAAGACGCAGGATTTCAAATCGCAAATTTATTCAAAACAGATAACACAAATTTTATAATGGACGGTATCAAATTATGAAAATATGTTTAGCAGCACCATTAAATCGTGGTGCATTTGGGGTAAGTGTTCTTTTAAAATTACAAAAAATGAGGCATCAAGTCATTCCATTTGATTATCGGGCATGCATTCAAGATGTTGGTCAAGCAGAGATGAATAAGTTTTTTGTTCAGGCTCAAGATAAGTGCGATTTAACATTGGTAATAAAAGGAGAATCTATTGACCCAGCAACATTAAAACATCCTGCAGCTATATGGTTTACAGATGACCCTGCAAGATATCCGTGGGCGGATAAACTTGGTGAGGCGTATGATGTTAAATATGCAGTGCGTCCATCAAACGTTTTTAAATATCTTCCAATTGGAGTAGATATGGACGTTCATAAACCAGTTGCGGCTAACCCAATACATTTAGTTGGATTTGCGGGAACAGGACGGCCAGAACGAACTGAACTTATAAGACATCTCTGGGAGAAATATCAGATTCAAATTTATGGAAATTCATGGAATCCTGCTGCACCTTATTTTAAAGGCAAAGCTATCTATAACAAAGACTTAAACCAGTTCTATTCATCATTATCCTTTGTTTTTAACGTGAGTTCGTTTGGTGAGCTTAATTCTCGGATACTCGAAACCATGTCAATTGGTTGCAGTGTATTATTAACCAATTACAGCAAAGAAGTTGGAAGTTATTTCCGGCATGGTCAACATCTCTTTTTCTATAATGACATAGAAGAACTTGATGAAATTCTATCTAATATACCAACTGAAGCAAAACTATCTGCGATGAGACTTCGAGCACGTGAGGCAGTAATGAACGGTCATACGATTGAAAAACGATTAGAACGAATATTTAAAGATATAGGTGAACTATGAACATATACAAATATACATTAATCAGAATCCCCCCAGAATTTATATATTATATTACGATTGGAGTTATTGTATTGTGTATTCAAAAGATTATCGGCGGATAATGATAATGATATAAAGGAATCGGTGATAATAGTGACAAAAGAAGGACTAACCTACAGTGCTCCATATAAACTTGGAGATTTTGGGCTTGGGAATGTTGTTTTTCAGCAGGTACTTGCTCTTTATGAAGCAGGATTACTTGAAAAATGTTATTGCGCTTCTAATGGACAAACAATAATCCCAACAAGATATATAAATGAAGTTGGACATTTTACTGGCTGTCGCCCCGACGTTCAGTCCGATAAAAGGATGGCAGTTCGCCTCATAAACACAAAAGCTCCTAAAAATTTTTTAGGATGGAGTTCAGGATATCAGCAACATACATTAAGAAAACATCGTAGAGATAAAGTAGCATTATTCAAATTTAGCGGTAGTCATCATCCAATAATTCAAAATGCAATACTAGAAAGAGAAGCAATTATCCAAGGATATAATTTTCCAAACATTCCTATTAATCAGATTGATTATACTTCATTACGGTATGGAATAACTGAAATGAACGACCTTGACCACGTAATGGGCTGCTCCAAACAAGTTAAGGACAGTTATCTTAAAGTGGGCTATCCAGAGGATAAAGTAAGTTTTCTTTACTTAGGTGTGGACACCGATTACTTCTATTCTGAACACATTCCTGATGAAACTTTCAGAGTATTGTTTTTAGGATTCAACTGGTTTAGAAAAGGATTTTTGTATGCTGCAACCATGTTTGCAAATCTAAAACCTGGATGCAAAGATAAAGTGCATTTTACAGCAAAAACAAATATTCAACTTCAAATGCCAAACACGACATTTATCACAGGAATTGAAGATACAATAAAACCACTTTATGATAAGGCAGATTTATTATTCTTGCCAACTATAGAAGAGGGATGCGTCCAGGTTGTTCTTGAAGCGATGGCATGTGGTGTACCTTGCTTAACAACAAAGGCAGCTGGGTCATCTGAACTGATAGAACATGGAGTAGACGGATTTGTTTATCCTGATGCGGGCTCGTGCGCAGAAGCATTGCAATCTGTTTATGATGAACGGTATAAACTGCCGGTTATGGGTCAAATAGCTCATGATAAAATGCAGCAGCATGACTGGAAAGATTATAGAAAACAGTTTGCAAAATGGGTAAATTCAAGATTGATATGACACTTAAATCGCAAATAAAAAAAACTGTTCTGTGGTTTATTCCATCATCAAAAGAAAGATTAAAAAAAATGTCATTATACTGGGCAGAGTGGTTAATTCCATCATCAACCGCAGCATATATTATACTTCATGAATGGTACGGCTATGATATGATTCCATCATATATTGTTGCAAGTTTATTGCCAGGTATAATTTATTATCCGTTGAATAAGTATATTTTTAAGAAAGATATTTAACGCCACAATATTTATTAAGTCTCCAGTCATATTAATCTTGAAGATAACCGACCCGCCAATTCAAATACTGACCGCAAGCAGTAAAGTGCAATTGGTTGATAGGTTCAACGGTTATCTTCATATTAAATTTAAGAGGACAGTAATGAAACATGAAGTTGTATTGGTAAATCCGCCATCACCATTCCTAAAAGACCAATTGGTTATGCCGC